CAGGACGCCCCGTACTATGACCGCTCCCGGATGGAGTTGGACCGGGAGGCCCAGGTGGCGGCGGCGGTCTGCGAACTGGCGGTCGCCAAGCACATCAATCGGTACTGGCACGCCTCGATCTGGCATGCGTCCGAACACGGGCTGCACCGCAACCAGCCGGACGTAGGGACTAACGTGGAAGTGCGGCGAGTAAGGACTGACGTTGGGCCTGCCGTCAGGGAGCGGGACCGAGGGCGTGTGATATGGGGAGCAAAGACTACGGGGGAGTTTCGTGACGTAGAACTCCTGGGGTGGATACCGGGGTCGCTGGGATGGCAACTCGGGGAGTCGCGTCCCGGTGGCTACAAGGTCGTGCCCGTTGGCCTGCTCCGATCTTGACACGCCGGTACAACTTCCATGGCAGCCCGCTCCCCGGCGCTTTGCTTCACGCTCAAGCCCCTCCCCTGGCATTGGGCGTGGCGCCGGGGGCGGGCAGCACACCGCAGGTGACCATGAGTACCACTGCCGAAGACACCGTGATTGACGAACGCGACATCGTGGATCGCCTGAATGACTGGCGGCAGGTTCACTTGGCCCGCATCGGCTCCCTGATCGAGGACGCGATCCGGGCGATCCATGTCCTGCGGGTGGAGAAAGCGATCTTGGAGCAGGGCATCCGGGCCTACATTGACGGCCCGCAGTCGCTGTCTCCGATCACGATCACGCACGAACCAGAAGAGGAAGAGGACGAGCGAATCTTCCGGTCCAAGATCCACAAGGCCGATTGATGGGCTGCATCTCCGACCAGATGATTGAGTGCTGGGACAACCCCATGTCCTCCGAGCATGACCCGCGAAACCTGCTCCTGCTGGGGGCCAAGGAGATTCGCCACCTGCGGAAAATGATTGCCGCCAAGGATGACATCATCCACGGCCTGCATTGCGCCAACGTGGACTTGACCGATATGATTCGCTCCCAGCAGCCGCACCCAGACACGGCTTGGTACTTCGCGGGCCTCGCGGTGGTGGCAGCGGTGGCGGTGATGATCTGGATGATTTCCTGAAAACCGTCCTGGCGTGTGGCCCGGATTGGCGTCAGTGCCCGATGTTTCTCCAAGGAGTCAGACCCATGGCAAAGAATCGTTCCTGCGGCCATTCCGGCCAGTCGAAGAAGACCGAGGCCGACAAGGTGTCGCAGGCCAAGAAGACGATGCCCTCGGCCTCTAGCAAGAAGAAGTAAACCGATGATCCGAGCAACCGTCACGGGCAACTTGGGCCGCGACCCGGAACTCAAGGACACCCGATCTGGCAAGAAGATGGTCACGTTCTCCGTGGCCAGCACGATGAAGCGTGAAGGCCGCGACCCAGAAACCACATGGCTCGATGTTGTGTGCTTCGACCGTCTGGCCGAGGACGCGGCTGGCACGTTTCGCAAGGGCATGAAGGTCTTGCTCACCGGCGAGTTGTCGCTGGAGACGTTCAAGCGCAACGACGGCGCTGAAGGGACCGCCTTGCGGATGGTTGCCAACGACATCGGGCTGTGTGTCCGCTCCAAACAGGAGCAGGATCAAGGGGGCTCCGAGCCACGGCAACGGCCCCCGCAGCGCACTGCTTCCCGGAACGAGCCTTGGTAGGGCTTCGTGCCCATAAATCAGGGTGAGTCCCAGAGATTCGCCCAGTTATGGTCAAAGAAGACGCTACCTACGCGAAGTTTCAGCAGCAGGTGTGGGACGCGCTCCCGCTCCGCAAACTCTTGGCTGGGCGGGAGCGCGTCAACGATTGTCTAGCCATTCTTGTGCAGGAGTGGCCCGACGATCAGTTCGCCCAGTCCGACGCCGCTGACCGCAAGGCCGAAGGCATCGTGGTCCGGGGGCTGATGCAGAGCGTCAAACGGCATCTCCATCTGGCCTACGGCGAGAAGGAGTTCGGATTCATCTGGACGATCATCTTGCAGGCCCTGATCTGGGAGATCATCAAGTTGATCCTCCAGTGGTGGCGCGAGAAGAAGGACAATCGCGTGGCCATGCTTCAGTGGCAGAAGCAGTGGCGTGAGGGAGGGGCAGCCTGATGAGCAGCCCCGTCTCTGGGCTCCGCGATTCATGGCTGCGACCCCCGGTTTGGACGCAGCCGTACCTTCCGCGTCCGTTGCAGGAGCAGTTTTTCGGCCCCCAGACCGGGCTGGTGGACCCAAAGTCCGATCCGGGTGCCCCGGAGCCCCTGGTCAAGCCAGTGTCCACCTTCGTGGGCTCCGCATCGCCGGCCGTGCAGAAGGATTTTCGCAACCGGGCCGAGTACCAATACTTCGCCAGCCCATCTCTGCGGGACGAGTCTGGCAAAACCATGACCCCGAACGAGTGGGTCGCCCGTCAAGTTGAGGCCAACAACGAAGATGCCCTGGAAGTTCCGTACATCCAAGAGGGCGTGTTCGACTATTTGACCAGCGGCACGGCCAAAGAGCCGAAGTTTGAGGCGTATTCCAAGAAACTGCTGGGGCAACTGCGGGAACAGTCTCCCGGCGGCAAGGAAGCGAGGTTTCCAGGCTGGACCCGCAGCGAACGGGACGTAGCCAAGGCCCCTTCTGGGCAAGAAACCCGGTACATGATGAGCCCCGGGCTGCGGGCTAACCTCGACACGCAACGCACGCTCAATGTGCTGTCGGCCCTGCAAGAAGATCCGTACTACCGGCCAGACTGGTCTACCACAGGCTCTTCCCTCATAGCCCTGCCTGCTGCTGCCCTGGCTGGACTCAAGGAAACCGCCCGCCACGCCATCACGGACGCCCAGGTCACGCCAGAAGACGAGTATTCGACCAACAACTGGGCCCGTGGTGCCCTGCACCTGGGGTATTTGCGGAACTTGTTGTCCGCCGCAAACCCCGCCGAGGCCCGCATGGCCGAAGCAACCTACTGGGACCGGATGGCGGACGAACGAAACGCACGCAACCAGTACCGCAGCGGTTCGTTTGGTGGATTTGGCCCCAGCGAATCGTGGATGACCACGCAGGGCATGGCCAATGAGGGCGATAAGGACGCTGCCAACTACCTGACCTACGCCGAGAACCTCAAAAACCTCGCTTTTTCTGGCGTAAACAGCCTCGCCGGGGGGCAAGGACAGGCCATTCAGGACGTTATTGGCGACCTCCATAGGGCCGCTCCGCTAGTGCCAGAAGGGGCTACCACGGAGGAAGTGGAGGAGATTTCCGAGAAATTGGAGCGGTGGTTGCGCGGGGAGCAGCAGAAATACGTTGCTGAATACCCCCTGTACCAGCGGAACTGGAACGATTCGGTAGGCCAACTGGGGGACTGGGCTCGCGTCAGGGAGTATTCCCTGCCGTCCCCGGCCAACGAGAGCGTGGCCATGGCTCCAAAGAACTGGATCGACGTTCCCACGATTGCGACCGCCGGCGTGATGGCGCCTTGGGCTATCGCCAGGGGTGGCGTGCGGAGCCTGCTGGCGGGCTTGGCCGGGGACTTCGGCCGCGATCAGGTCACCACCGAGCAGCCCTTCAGCGCCGCCCTGTATGCGGCGAATCCGCCGTACAGCACCGAGCCGCAGAAACTGTTTGAGGCCATGGACCCGCAGGTGCAGGGCGTGGTCCCGGTGTTCCCCTCGGAGTTCACCGATGACGGCCAGCGCGTCATGGCGGACCCGAACTCGCCCGACTATCCGAAGCACTACGAACGCTGGAGAGAGGGCCAGCAAAAACTGCTTGAGGACATCATCGAGTACCACAAAAAATACTACAGCCCGAGCGCCTCCAACAGCCGAGGGGAACTGTAGTCATGGGCATCGACCCTCGCCTTCTCTGTCCGCGTGCGACGGGCTTCGATCCGAAGGCCATCTCTGGCCTCGCCCTCTGGCTGGACGCGGCTGACGCCTCGTCGCTCTACACCACCGACGCTGGGCCGGTGACGGCGGTCGATTCGCCGTTGGATGTGGGCGGGTGCGTGGGCTGGTGGGATGCCAGCGACACTGGCACCATCACGCAGTCTGGCGGGCTGGTGAGCCAGTGGAATGACAAGAGTGGCAGCGGCCTGCATGTTTCGCAGGCGACCTCTGGCCTGCAACCGGGCGTGGCGACGGTCAACGGCAGGAACGCCATCGACTTCGACGGCACTGACGATTACCTGTCCACCACATCGGAGCCGCCGGTCTTTGCTGCCATGCTGTGCGTCCATGTGTGCGATGTGACGAACGTCGGACAGGCGCTTGTAGCGTTTGGCAGGGGGAGCGGCGCAACCTTCTTGATTGGGTCGATTCAATACACGTCTGTAGGCGAATACGCCACACGCTTTTTCAGCGTGACTACCGGATACAACGCCAGCGGCGGCTCGCAGTCTGCTGGCACGCCATCGCTTGCAGTGTCTTCGTTCTCCGGGTCTGCCACCTCGCTTCGCGTGCGCGGTGCGGCGGAAACAGGAACCGCCAGCGTAACAGGCAACAACGTCCTTGGCGCGTGGTTTGGGACGCGCAACATCAGCGGAGTTTTTAGCCTTCCGCTCAACGGCAAACTCTGCGAGGTGCTGCTGTTCTCGTCAGTGCCGTCCGCGAGTGACCTGCGGCGGCTGGAGAAATATCTGGCCGACAAGTGGGGTGTGCCTGCCGTCCACGCACAGGCAACGGTGACCAGCGATCCGGTGGGGTACTGGCGCGACAAGAGCGGCAGCGGGCGGCACATGCTCCAGCCAACCGGCTCGCTTCGCCCGACTGTTGGGACGCAGGGCAGTCGAAGGTCAATCGCCCTCAACGGCACAACGCAGTGGATGCGACAGGAGCGGACGAACTACCAGCGGCGAGGGATGTTTGTTGTGTGGCGCAGAACCGGCACGCCCGCAAACTTCTCCTCGCCTATTGGGGCCAACAACCTGACCATCAATGCCGCTACGCTTGGTGGCTCTGGGTATTCGTCATCTGATGCCGCAAGCATCACATGGTACAACTCCCTCACACACTACTCGGCCAACACCGCAAGCAACAAAGCGACCGCACTGCGGTATAACGCCGCCAACATCGCCACCGCCGACGCCAACAACTATCTGGTCGGCTTTAGGGCGGCGCAGGACACCACAGCGGTCAATCTGGTGTACGTTGAAACCGCTTCATCGAACGCCGCCAACTGGGCGCACTTTGTTGGCTTGGAGCCATACGACCCGGCAAGAGCCTACCCATGCCAAATGCTAGAGGCGCTGTTTTACAACAACACCCTGACGGCATCGCAGGTGACGCAGATCGAACGCTACCTCGCGGCCAAGTGGGGCGTGGCCCTCTATGTCCCGCCGGCCTATGCCGACGCCGATGTGAACGCCTACATCACGGCAGTCGAATACGCCGATGGGTATGTAACGCTAGAAACTGGCGTCCGCGATGCCATCAACACGTTCATCACCGGCTGCAAGGCTGACGGCATCTGGTCTGCCATCAAAGCCTCCTGCATCCTCGCAGGCGCTCGCACGCTGTCGGGGGCGCTGACGCCGCTGGTTGGCAGTGCGCCGACGAATGTGAATAACAACTTCGTCAGCGGAGACTACAACAGGAAGACGGGGCTGGTTGGAAACGGATCAACCAAGAGCATCACCACCAACCGGCTGGAAAATGCCGACCCCCAGGACAACGCGCACATCGCCGTCTGGGTCGCCTCTACGGCTACTATTGGTACGACAAGTTATTTCCGCGCAGGCAACACATACGGCATAGAAGGTCTTACGGCGCAGGATGTCTCCCTGCACGGAGCGGGTGCCGTTCTTACCGGCGCGATAACGAGCGGCACGCTGTTTGGCTTGAGCAGAAGTAGTGCGGCGAGCGTGTCTGCCAGAAAGAACGGCACTACCTCGTCGCTTTCGTCTGCGTCATCATTGCCAACGTCTGCGAACATCCGCGTGTTTGCGAGAGACAACAACACGCAATACTCAAACGCACGGCTGTCGTTTTACTCGCTCGGAGAGTCTATCGACCTCGCCCTGCTTGACGCCCGCGTCTCCGCGCTGATGACCGCCATCGGAGCCGCCATCCCATGACCCTCTCCGACATCACACTCCCGATCTCCTATGCCGACGCCAAAGAACTGGCGCTGGTCTTCACCCCGCAGTTGGCCCAGCGGCTCGCGGAACTCCACGCAGAGCATGGCACAAGCAAGTGCGTGCCTGTGCCTCGCGTCTTGATGGACGGCAGGCTGATGCTGTCGGCGGACGTTCTGACAGAGGTGGTCGAAGGCGGGCTGCTACAGGGGATGTGGGAAGCGGCAGACAAGGCGATTCTGTTGTCCTCCGTCGAGGTGATTCCTTGGGGCGAGGCAGTCGCGCTGCTGCCGCCAGAACCGCCCCAGGACGGCTGACCGGGAGGGTCGCGGCACAATCTGGATTGATGCCCTCGGGGCTTACGGCGGACTCTAGTGGTAACCACAGGAGGGCCGCATGCCACCAGAAGATTCCGCCGAAGCGGTTAGCGAAGAACTCCCCGACGTTCTGGATCCGGGTGGAGAGGCCGAGCCCGATTCGCAGGCCACGGCCAGCGAATCCCCGGAGGCCCAGACGCAGCAGGACGTATGGGGTTCGTTTCGCCAACTCCCGCAATTTCAGGGAGTTTCCGACGAAGAGATCGCCTCGCGGCTTCAGGAAACAATGCGTCGGGAGCAGCAGGCGTCCCGGGCCCTTCAGCAGTACCAGTCCATTATCCCGGCCGCGTCGGAGTATCTCTCCAACCGCCCGATGTACGAGCAGTGGAAGCAGTCCCAGGCAGCCTCGTCACGCCAGCCGCAGGCTGCCCAGCAGCCGCAGCAGCAGGAAGAGCCGGCGTGGTGGAATCCGCCGAAGGTCAAGGACATCTATCGCCAGTACCTCACGCGCGACCAGCAGGGCCGCGAGGTTATCGCAGACGGGGCTCCGCTAGAGGCCCAGCACGAACTCGCTGCCTATCAGGCGTACAAGGCAGAGTTCGCCAGGAAGTTTCTGGACGATCCGCAAGCCACGCTTGGCCCCATGATCGAGAAGATCGTGGCGTCTCGGGCCCAGGAAATTGCTGAAAGCCAGATTTCCGGGCTCAAGGAAGAGTCGCTCGTTCAGCAAATCGAGGCCGAAAACCGCGATTGGCTCTATGACGAGCAGGGGCGTGTATCCCGGGAGGGTCTGCTTGTCCAGAAATACATTGAGGACGCAAGGGGTCTTGGCATCAGTGGTGCCAAGGCTCGTTGGGACTACGCGACAGCAATGGTCGAGAGGGAACTGGCCCTGGCCAACCTTCAGACAGCCATGCAGCCGCCAGCCCCGCAGGTGCAGCCCGCTGCCCCTGCCGTCCCGCCGCCGGCACCACAGCAGGACACCGCCCAACGCAACATGGAGTTCTTGAGGCAGCAAGCCTCACGGGCGCCAGCGCGACGGGCCAACCCAACGACCGACTCCCGAGTACCCCAAAAGCCAATGTCTTTCGCAGATCGGATGTACTCCAATCTGCAAGGCATGGAATGACAAGAAAGGGCTAACGTACCATGGCCTCTCCTAACGACTGGGCCCGCGCGATTGCCACGACCATCGTGCAGCACACGCGGGAAGAAGAGATTGCCGTCTTCCGGCGCTTCAAAGTCTTCGCCATGCTGGAAGCCAGCGGCAACATCCTGATGAACCAGTCCGGCAGAGGCTTCGACTGGAATGTTCGCTACCGCAACGCCCCCGTAACGGGCAACACGGGCGATACTCCCAGGACGTTCTCCCGCATCAACATGTGGAAGCGGGCGGAACTCCCGTGGCGTGGGTTCACGACCACGGATGCCATCTACCGGCGTGAGTTGCTGGAGAACCGTGGCAAGGAAGCCCTTGTCAACGTCGCGTCCCAGATGGCGCAGCGGCTTCAGGAGAGCCTTGAGCAGTACCTCTCCTACCAGCCCTACGTCGATGGTAACGCCCCGGGCAACGAGAACTTCTTCCACGGCGCTTTGTCGTTCCTGGGCTACAACGGCACCATCGACGAGGACAACGCCGGCGTGGCTACGGCCGACGTTACCGCCAGCGGCAACTACAAGGGCGGCACGGCCGACCGCTTCGGCTACCCGTCCGACACCTACGCCGGGCTCTCGACGCAACTCGGGTACTACGGCGGTGGCCGTCTGAACAACGCCTCGACCGGCACGTTCCCCGACGTTGCGGTCGATCCCGAGTTCGACTTCTACAGCCCGATCATCGTCAACTACAACGCCTCGTCGTTCAAGGGCCAGCGCAACTGGCAGGACAACTGCGTGATGGCAACGCGCGAAGGCATTGTGCAATGCAAACGCAATGACACAAAGGAGTCGCAGATCGACATGGTGGTGCTGGACCGCAAGTTGTTCATCCAGTACCTCAACGGTCTGGAGAGCAAGGAGCGGGCCATCGTCACCCGTGAGAACGGCCTGCGGTCCTACGGCTTCTCCGATGTGTTTGAGCAGGACGGCTGCGAAATCTGCCATGAGGCGGCCGTTCCGTCCGGCCTTGGCTTCGGACTCTCCATCGGCAACATGGAACTCCGGTGCCTGGAGAATCAGTTGTTCATGGCCGAGGGACCGTATTTTTCCGAGGAAACGCAATCGTACAGGTACGCCTGTTCAACCCTCGGCAACATGCGTTTCCGTTCGCCTCGCAACTTCTTCCTGCTCGCCCCGGTGACGGCGCCGGCGGCCACGGTCTGACCCATCACTTCCTGACACAGGAGAGATCATGTCCACGATTTTTAGCGATCCGGGTTGGCGCCGCGGCAGCACGCTGCTCAACCGTGAAGTTGTCGAGTACGACGATGCTCCGACGAACTCCATCCCCACCGCCGGCAAGGAACTGGTGGGGCAGGTCAAAATCTTCCAAGATGTTGACCCCTCGTCGGGCAAGCGGTACAGCAATCGTCTGGTGTACTGCGTAGCGGCTCGCTACACGGGCGCCAGCGATCTGACCACGGCCGACGCCGGCAAGGTGTTCGCCTTCTCCACCGCCGCCGGGGCCAAGGGCACCGAGGCTTCGGGCGGGCCGCTGGAAGAGTTCTCGGCGGTCGCTACGGCGACCAACGTGAACACGGACCTGCGGTACTACGGTGTGCTGGACGAGTACCTGACCGAGCCCGTTCGCAAGAACGACATCGTGTGGCTTGTCGTGAAGGGCCCCTGCTCGATCCAGTCGGGCGGTACGGCAGTCGCGGCGGGTGCGGCCATCGAGGTCACGGGCACGGCGGGGCGGATCGCCACCCGCGCGACCGGCAAGCACATCGCCTCGCAGATTGCGGGCGCCTCGGCCGGTGCAACGGCCGGTGCGTTGGTTCGCGTCAACCTGCACAGCGACATGATCTGAAGCACGAAGGCCAGCGCTTCTCCTTCGCCACGATGCAGCCCGCCGGGAGGCAGCCCCGGCGGGCTGCTATCATTTCAGGCATGTCCCAACTGTGCATCCACTGTGCCACGGAGTACCCGCACGACCGGGAGCATTTCTACTGGCACAAGAGCGACGGGCTGTCCAGCGTGTGCCTGTCCTGCCACAAGGCCCAGCGGCGTCACCAGCGGCAGGCCGAGAAGGCCAAGCGAGCCAAGGCCCTCAAGAAGATCGAGGCTTCTGGCATCGACCTGTACGCCAAGTTGGCCCAGGCTGGGGGATCCAACATCCCGCACTCGGCCGAACTGGTCGAGAAGGTCTGCGAATACTTTGGCGGCGTGTCGGGCTTCGCCGCCATCATGGTGAAGCAGTATTACGATGCAAAACCAGGGACCAGTACCAGAAACAAGGTGCTGGAGACGATCTGCCGGCTCATCCAAAGCAATGTGGATAGCGGTGGAGCCAAAAAGCCGCTGACACTGTGGACCGAGGACGAACTGGAAGCGGAACTGCAAGAACGCTTCCGGCTGGCCGTCTTGTCCCAGCGGGTGCTGATTGATGCCAAGCCGACACCCCAAGGCGAATCCCCCGAAGATTCCGAAGATCCCCACCCTGACGCAGCATCAGGTGGAGAAGATCAAGGAACTCCAGTCGGAACTGCGGGAACGCCAACTGGAGGGGCTGAAACTCTATCAGCCGACTCCCCAGCAGGACGAGATCCACAAGTGCCGGTCGAGTGAAGTCCTCGTCATCGGTGGCAATCGTTCTGGCAAATCCCTCTCGACGTTTGTCGAGGACGCTCGGGCCGTTACGGGCAGCGACCCGTACAAGAAGTACCCCGAGAAAGACGGCGTGCTGGTCATCGTCGGCAAGGACTGGAAGCACATCGGTCTGGTCGTGTATCCGCTCCTGTTCCGCCCCGGCGCCTTCAAGATCATCAAGGATTTGAAGACCGGCGATTGGAGAGCGTTCAATCCCGCCACCGACGAGGACAGGCGATGGGAGGCCCGGCCAGCCCCGGCCCTCATACCCAAGCGGCTTATCAAAAGCGTGTCCTGGGTACTGAAGTCGGCCCAGTACATCCAGCAATGCACGCTGCACACCGGCTGGACGATCTACTTCTTCTCTAGCGAAGGCGACCCTGTGCAAGGGTTTTCCGCCGACAGATGCCACGTTGACGAGGACATCAACAACGAGAATTGGGTGCCGGAACTCCAGGCTCGCCTTGTTGACCGGCGTGGAGTGTTTACATGGTCGGCCATGCCGCACTCGACCAATAACGCTCTCATAGGCTTGAAGGAGCGGGCGGAAGAACAAGAAGCCCTGCACGGCGAGAAGTCAACGATCCGGCTGTTCAAACTGCGGTTCTTGGACAATCCGTTCCTGCCGGAAGCAGAGAAGCAGAAGTCCATTGCCCGCTGGGCGGCCGTTGGGCCGGACGTTCTGCGGCAGCGAGCCGAGGGCGACTTCATCGTTGACTCGGTGCTGATGTACCCGAACTTCGATATGTCGGTCCACGGCTACTCGCGGGAAAGCCTGGAACACGGGCAAGTGCCGAAGGACTGGACTCGGTACGCGGTCATCGACCCCGGGCATTCGGTGACGGCCATCTTGTTCGCGGCCGTCCCGCCCGACGAAAGCACCATCCTGCTGTATGACCAACTCTACCTACGGCAGTGCAACGCCTCGGTGTTTGGGGAGGAGTTTGAGAAGAAGGTCCGCGACCTGCACTTCCACGCCTTCATCATTGATGCCCACGGTGCCCGCATCCGGGACATCGGATCCGGCCGTCTGCCCTCCGAGCAGTACACCGAGCAGATGGCGAGCCGGAACATCCGGTCGGCCATCACGGGATCCAGTTTTCTTGCGGGCTGCGATGACATTCCGGCCCGGTCAGAAGCCACTCGCGTCAGCCTGCACATCAGGGCAAAGACAGGGACTCCGCTCCTCCGAGTCTTGAGCGGGGCGTGCCCGGACTTGGAGCGTGAGATCAAGCGATACCGGAAGAAGGTCAACTACGTCTCCGGTATAGCCGTTGTCACAGACGCTCCCAATACACGGGGCGAGTGCCATCTGGTTCAGTGCATGGAGTACCTGTGTGCGTACCGGCCCAAGTACCACAAGCCACCGCCCCGCCCAGAGGCCGAGCCATGGTGGGTCAAGTGGCTGGAGCAGCGCAAGAAGCGGCTTGGGGCAGAGCAGGGCTCATTCGTAAACTTGGGACCATCCTTCGGAGGGAGCAATGACAACCGATAAATGGCGTATGCCCAGGCCGGCTCTGGGCGACATCGTTCTGTTTAGCACCGACATCCACACCTTCAACAGCCCCACGGTCGGGTTCGTTATTCAGGAACCGGGCGATTCAACGGTCCGCATCCTGACGTTCACGCCAACCGGGTGGGTGGATCGCCCGTCAGTCCACCACAAGGATGACCCCGACATTCACGGGGACCACGGCTGGGCGGAACTGGGGTGCTGGGATTTCGCCCCTCTCACGCAGGCCATCTACAAGGCGGCGGCAGCGGCTTCGTTCGCCAGCGCCAAGGAGCGGCTGAACAGTGTCAGCAGTAAGTGACCTGCTTCGGCAGTTGACCCAGACCTGGGTCAAGAAGTTGAACGCAGCCGTCAAGTACAAGCGGTCTTTCGCGGAGGACGCGAAGGAAGCCGCCATGTTCTTTGATGGCGAAACGAATTGGATGTGGCGTGACTCCTACGCCCGGGGCGAGAAGGGCTACAACGCCAGCATCGCGCCTCCCAATTTTAGGATGCAGGTCAACAAGGTTTTTGAACTGCTCGACATCTATGGGGCAGTCATGTACCACCGCAACCCAACGCGGACTGTCTCCGTGATGGAGTACCCCGACCTGCCGCCCGAGACGCTGGGCATCCAGATGCAGCCGGGCATGGACCCGTCCATGATGCCCCCGGAGCAACTCCAGATCGTGCAGATGGCGGCCCAGGAGTACGCCAACAAGGAACTGCGGCGCGGTACGGCCCTGTTGTTAGAGAAGTACCTGAACTGGACCCCGCAGGAACTGAACCTGAAGTTGCAGGGGCAGAAGTGGGTCCGCGAAGCCCTGATGAAGGGCATGGGGGTCATGTGGACCGAGATGGTGACGCTGGAGACTTCCGGCGACGGCTCGCGTCCGCCCACTCGCATGGTGGGCAGTTTCTATGACACCATCGACAACTTCTTGATGGACCCTGACTGGGACAACATGGATGACATCTTGTGGTGTGCCCGCAAGTGCGTCATGCCCCTGGAACAGGTAGCCGAGGAGTTCGACATCCCGGAAGAGGAACTGCGAAAGCACAACCAAGCCGGCCGCGACATCAAACTCGACCGGGAGCCACGGGGCAAAAAAGAGAAGGACAAGATCGAGAACACCAACGAACTTGTCACCTATTACAAGATTTGGTCGAAGTGTGGCATGGGGGATCGGTTCAAGAACGCCCCCAAAGAACATCGCGGTGTCTTCGATCAGTTGGGCCGGCACTGCTACATCGTGGTGTGCGAGGGGCTGGACTACCCCCTCAACATGAAGCCATCGGACATGGAGTACCTGAACGAGGGCCCCGAGGCCCAGATGCCCCAGGAACTTCTTGCCAAGGTGGCGTGGCCCATTCCGTTTTACTGCGACCCGCAGGGTTGGCCTTTCACCCCGCTGTGGTTTCATTGGAAGCCCGGATACGCCTACCCCATCAGCCACATCCGGCCGGCTATCGGGGAATTGCGGCTTTTGAATTGGGCAATGTCGTTCGCCGCCACGCGGATCGCAACGTCGTGCGAGACGATGATCGCCGTGCAGAAGGCAGCCGACCAAACGATCAAGGATCAGATCCTGGCGCCTTCGGAGGGTGGGTTCAAGATCATCGAGTTGAGCGAACTGCTTGGCCGAGGGGTTGGCGACATCATGTCGGTGTTCCAACTCCCGCAGGTTACGCGGGACTTGTGGGAAATAATTACCGCTGTCGCGGACCTTTTCGCCCAACGCACCGGCCTCTCCGAGTTGGTTTATGGCTACACCAGAAGTTCCTTCAGGAGTGCCAGCGAAGCCACGATCAAGCAAGAGAACGTGAGCGTGCGCCCGGACAACATGGCGAACCAGTTGGAGGACGCCATGTCGCTCCTAGCCCGCCGCGAAGCGTTGGCGGCACGCTGGCTCTTGGAGCCAGAGGACGTTCTGCCGGTGCTGGGTCCGGTGGGGGCCATCGGCTGGCAGAAGACTGTGCAGCAGGCTGACTTGGTGGGCCTGACCAGGGACTACATCTATCGCGTCGAGGCCGGAAGTGCCCGCAAGCCCAACAAGGCCACGCGCGTCGAGCAGATGCAGATGAGCGTTCAGACGCTCGGACCCATCGTGTCCGGGCTTGTCGGTGCCGGCATCGTGGAACCCTACAACGCCCTGATGCGCGACTGGGCCAATAGCCTCGACATCGACGCCACCCCGTACATGATTCCGCCCCCTCCCCCGCCCGCCGCGCCGCCCCCGGTTCCTCCCCCGGACGAGCAGGCAGCGGCTGGCGGGGAGGGCACGCAGCCCCCGGCGTAGCCCAGTGGACCCCAAGCAGAGAAAGCGGTGGCAGAACCTCTGGACTCGCTATCGGATTGGCGAAGCCGCCTTCGCCAGCATTGCGTCCAGAAACAAGGGGAAGTGTGAGATATGCAACTGCGACCGTCGCATGTGCGTCGATCACTGCCACCAAACGGAAACCATACGCGGGCTGCTCTGCACCAGTTGCAACGCCGCCCTGGCTCGGTTCGGTGACAACCTTGCCGGCGTCATGCGTGTAGTGAGGTATTTGAAGGCCCATGAGCGACGAAGTTCCAGCAAGCATCCAAAGAGCCGGTCACGCGGTGAAGGATATGTACTTGCGTTTGCTGTCCGAAGGCCAGACTCCCAAGTTCGCGGAGATGTGTGCCCTCCAGCAGCCGCCGGGCGTGCGGGGAAGCGACCGGGCGGTGATGCAGGGCCGGTACAACGGCCAGTGGCTGGACGAAATGCCAAAGGATCACGCCGACAGAATGCTGCGGGAGGCGAAAGCCGCCGGTATCAACGTAAGTGGTCGGTTCTATATGAGCGGTCTGGCCGACAAGCGAGGCCACCGCGACCCAGCCGCGTGGATCGACTCCGTGTCGGACATCAAGCAGGTGGCCCGCGAGCGGAACCTGACCGTGCAGGGGATCGTGGAACACAAGGGATCCCCCGTCGATCCTCCCAAGCAGAAGCGGCTTAGCGCAAGACTCACCCGCGAGATGATGGCCTACGAGCGCCGCAAGAACCCCGGCTCCAAGATCAAAGACGGCGATTTGAAGGAGATGGTCAAGGAGAAGTACGGCAGGAAGGTGCGTCGATGAACACCGCCCAGGACGTTGTGGACTACCTACTAACGGCCACCGGCGGCGGGGCCCAAGATGGCGAGCATCGAGCCGTGCGATCCGCCGTGGTTCACGGTGTCCGGGAGGTTTTCCAGACAAGGGACTGGCTCTGGCACACGACCGAGGGCACGTTTACCACCCAGCAGATCAGCACCACAGCCACCATCACGACTGGCAGTCCCACTATTACGGTCGCCAGCACCACGGGTTTCGCCCCTGGGCGGATCGTGATTTTTGGCGGCAACGGATACTTCAGCCTCACGCCCCGCGTTGTGTCGGTCAATGTGGCCAACAGCACGGTGACCCTTGACCGCAATGCCGTAGGCAGCGGTACGGGGGTGACTGTCATGCCGCAGACGTTCTATGACCTGCCGTTGAACGTCAAGGATGTGGACTCCCTCATCACCGAAACGGTAGGCACGCTGTACTGCTACATCTCCCCGCAGGAGTGGCAGCAACTCCAGATCAACACCCGTGGGGCCGGCGAGCCCTACTACTACACGATCATGCGGTCCGACACGGATCCGCAGCGCTTTCAGGTTCGGTTCGTCGGCGTCCCTACCGATGGCACGGTGGTGTACTACACCTACCGATACACGCCCGCCCCCGTGCGATTGATGGGGTACGAGCAGTCGTGCCGGGCCGGCACGGCCACGGTGGCGTCCCCCAACCTCACGACCGTCACGATCACGGGCAACACGCTTCCGCCAGACCTGACTGGGGCAGTGATCCGTTTTGGTACGACTACAACGGAAGCCGATCCCGTTGGGTCGCTGGCCCCGTTTGTGCATGAGCGGCGAATCATCTCGCGGGTCAGCGACACGACCCTTACGGTGGACTCGGCCCTGCCAGCCATGGCCGGCGTGAAGTACGCCATCGCCAACACCATCGACGCCAGCCAGACCATGTACACCGCTGTGCTGTCCGCGTCGGAAATGTGGTACGCCCGGTTGGCAGGCAAGGATGCGGGGCAGGCCACGCAGGTGTTCAACCGCGACCTGCGGCTGGCCCTGGAAAACGACGTTATTAGTCCGCAGTCTGGACGAACCCGCCGCCAGTACCCGACTCCGCGAACGATGGGCTACTACTCACCGATCCTGCCTGATGTGGGGTGACGATGGCTGGCGTAAGGATCGAGAACTGGGCTGGTCTGGCCACGGCAATCAGCCCCTACGTTTTGCCGCCCGGAGCCACGGTCCGGCACAACAACCTGCAAGTCTGGCGTCCGGGCGAATTGCGTCCTCGGCCCGGCATGGACGCGGTGTTTTCGACGCTCGACTTCAGCGAGATTGTCGGACTGTATCGGGTGTCCAACGGCGTCAACGCCCTGGATGACCTGATCTCCTGCGTGAGAACCAGCGACACGCAGACCCAAATCCGCTACCTCCAGCCATCCGACTCGACAGACCCCACTGGCTGGTCATCGCAGACCATGGCGACGGTAACAACGCCCTCGCGGGCGAGCCCGGCGTTTTCTGAAGACCGTCACGGCCGGATCTATGCGTTCATGGGCTACGGCGTGCAGCCCAAGGTCATTACGCCCTCGACCCGCACGGCCGTAGACGTTGGTATTCCCGCCCCCACGATAGCCCCCACGGTAACGCCGACAGGAAACGGATACTTCATCGAGCGGGTCGATGTCATCGACGGCGGCGGATCGTACTGGGCCCCTCCCCCAATCCTCATCTCCGGGGGCGGGTCGCCAGCGCGGTCGGCAAGGCTCAAGACCATCATTCAAGGCGGTGCCATCGTCGCGGTCGATGTCATTGACGGTGGGTCTGGGTATTCGTCTCCACCGACACTCACGATTGATGACTCCACGGTGAAGGGGGTGGGATTTCTCGGGTACGGCGTCATCGGCATTGACCCCGGCCTTCAGGGCTTTGAGCCGGTGCTGACCACGCTGGGCACGCTGACTTCTGCCAGTGCCACCGTTACCGACGTTTCCAATATCTCTCTTGTCCGAGTGGGCTCTACCGTCAAGGCGGCGTCCGGGGTGCCGGCGGGCGCTGTGGTGTCGAGCGTGGACGCGGCCAACTCGCGCTTCACCATGAGTGCCACGGCCACCGCGTCGGCCATCGGCACCATGCTGACGCTCAACGAGTCCACGACGAGCGGCACGACCAATGCTTCTCTGTCGCACGGGTTCTCTATCGAAACGACTGCGCCATCCATCGCCTACAGTTTCCTGTCTGCGGCTACCACTTCAGGGACTACGGTCCTCAATAACGTGGCCGAAGTAAGCAGGGTGGCGGTCGGCGCTCGTTGCCAGGACACGACGCTAGGAATAGCCAACACTACCAGCGTTACGGCGGTCAACGTCGCGGCGAAGACCGTCACCCTGTCAGCCGCCCCATCAGCAACTTCCGGCACCACGGGGTCAGTGACGTTTACGCAGGGAGCAAACGCCTCATTCGACCCCGCGTTGGCTCAATACTCTGCCGTCATCCCCCTGAACAACGGAACTAATTCCGGCACCGGAGCAGCATCCAAGGGTTCCGGGGCGTCGGCCCGCGTCACGTTCGGGATGATCGCGGACTCGCTGTCGCATCAACTGGGCGGATCGCAAGACTCGACTTGGCCCGTGCGGCCCACGGGGGCGTTCTACGGAGCCTCCGGGTCTACGCTGCTGTCGCCTACGCAGGGCGTAGGCAGCGGTCTTTACGCCCCCGATTACTGGGTGGACACAGACAATGCTGCCCTGTATCCGAACAACGCCACCAGCATCTGGGGCAATTACTACGAGGCGTACAAGTTCCCTCGCAACAACGCGGACTTCTTCGCGGCGTTCGTGCCGGACTTCAGCATCCGGTTTCATGGGCGCGGGATTTCTTCGCGCGGCTCGGCGGCGGTGGTGGGGTCAGGCCCGACCCCCGCGCAGGACCGGTACACCGAGTTCTACGCCTATGACTACGCCAAGGTGTCTTTGCGGTACTACACCGGAAGCCGTGCGGAACTAGAGTCGGCTACGGATACGGAAGACAAGTGGGTGTGGGTGACGGTGCCGGTTGTTCACGGCACGCAGCCGTACATCGAGGTCGAACTGCAACCGGCCAAGAAGACGGGCAGCACTGCCTACTCCCAGTATTCCGGTTATCAGACCCCGATCATTCGCATTTACCTGAAGTATTGCCCCGACTCCTGGGTACATGCCCTCGACAACACCCTGAATGTGGGCTGGCGGCGAGTGCAGGGCGGCGTGCGCGACCATACGCAGACCTCCTACAAGGGTTGGTGGTGTGCCGGTGCGGCCGAGAACGGCGCGGCGTACCGACCCATCGTGGATTTCCGGCAGGGGTCCGGCGTCAACGATGCGGCCGGGCTGGGCCTCGGGACAGTGCAGATCATCCGGGCAGGCGCCGGCATGGAACAGGGGACGTTTTTCGCCCTCCAGTTCGACCAGATCAACGCCGGCAACATCGTGTTTGGATCGACAGGCTATAGCCAGTCGGTGTACTCGGACGGCTCCATCTATCGGCCGGGACCAGGGTACAGCGTTTCGTATCCGATGACCTGGGGCGGGTTTTTCAAAACGCCCGTGTTCCCCCAGTTCTCCGACGAGTATCAGGAAACCCCCAACAGCGCCGCCCTGACCAAGCCGTTCGGGCTCTATCGGCAGCGACTCTACTTTTGGGCGGCCCAGGCGGCGGCTGGCCAGCAGGGTCCGCCGGGGGCGGTTGTTGGAACCCCGACCGTGCTTGTGCCCGGCACGGGGTACGTCACTAACGACAGGGCGTCGTTCACGCTGCGGCAGCGTTCCAGCCTCACATCGGCAGCCACGTTTTCTGCCGGCCAGACCTACTCGTTTACGGCCCGGCAGATCACGCAGCCCGGCCAAACGACAAGCATTGGCTCGGTCACCATCTCCAGCGGCGGCGCGAACTACTACGGAGTCCCGCAACTCCAGTACACGGGCGGCGGGGGCGGCTACGGGCTGACCATGGATGCTATCGTGTCCAACGGTGGCATCACGGCCGTCAACGTGGTGTCTGGCGGCGACAACTTTACGGCCAGCCCCACGATCACGGCCGTCTCGCAGACCGCTCGCGTGCTGCCTGTCATGCGTCCAGCGATGCGCGGAACGTACCGCTGCGCGTACCGCTACGCCGACTGGTCGATGACTGAAATCGCCACCCGCAGCATCACGACCACGATTGGCTCCAAGCAGGTCACTGTTGCAAGCGCCTCTGGAATAGAGCCCGGCATGGTCATCGACGCAGCCAACGTGCCGTTCATGGCCAAGGTGGTGTCGGTCAACGGGCTGCAACTGACACTATCGGCAGAAGCCACGGCCACCGGAACGGTCAATTCCACCGTGCGGGACATGACCAAGCCGATCTTCTATTCAGACTTCTCGCCCATAACGGACGTTGACACGACGCTGTTCACGGCCAGCCCGAATGCCACGCAGATGCAGTGGACGCTCCCGACGCTGACGGCCCCGGGACGCGCGACTATCGTGGAGTTTTACAGGACAAGCGGCGACCAGTCGCTGGTGTTCTACAGGCTGGAGCAATACGCCCGTGTCAGCAACGGCACGATCTCTGTCGTGGGGACTGACACGCTTACGGACGAAGACCTGTTCAATCCTGATCGCCCGTTCTACGCGGCGGTCCCCGTGGTTTTGCCCAACGGCAACCTCAATGCCTACAGGTTTGGGGTGCCGCGTGCAGACATGTCTTCGTGTGCGGCATACGGGGACAGGCTGTGGTACGCCGCCAGCACCAGCGGGCAGTATCCCAACAGCGTATTTTTCTCGGAGTATGACGAGTTTGAGTCGTGCCCGGCCGAGAACGAACTGACCATCCAGAACAACCAGAAAACCACGGACTCCATTACGGGATTGGTGCCGTTCTCGGTGTACCTGCTGGTGATGCAGAACTCGTTTTGCTACGCCCTGTCCTACAACACCGACCCCAGCGTAGACGCCAACATCAATCTGCTCGCCAATCGGGGGATGCTGTCGCAGACATGCCACGACCTATTCGATGACAGTCTGTACGCCATGGACGAGCGGGGCGTGTATGTGATGGATCGCTCGGGGGCGGTGCAGAGCCTGTCAGAGCCAATCCGCAACCTGTTCGACAACGGCGAACTCGACTTGACCAACAAGCACAGGTTCTTCGTCAAAGTGGACAAGCAGGCCGGCATCCTGCGGGCGTTCGTTATTACGCAGGGTTCCGGGGCAACCTCGCCTAACTTGGCACTCTGCTACCACATCGAGCAAAAAACGTGGTGGACTGAATCATGGCCCAACAGCCTGACCTGCGGCGTGGACTACCGGCGGCTGGCCAGTCAGTCCAATCGGCCCGCTTACGGCTGCATCGACGGCGACATCTACCGGGCAGCCGGGCTCCGGGACCAGTGCTATCGCTCGATTGCCTCGGTGTCCGTCACTAACGGCGGCAGCGGCTACACCACGCCCCCAACGGTAGCAGTGGCGGCTGGCCAAAGCGGTGCCGGGGCTCGCTTCACTGCCTTGATGGCCAACGGAACGGTCACGGAAATCCTGATCGAAGAGCCCGGGTTTGGGTACGGCCAATACTCGGGCAGCACGTTCCTGACCAACGTCAGCCTGACCATCAGCCCGCCGCCGTCCGGGACTACGGCTACGGCGACGGCAGCCTGCGTGCCGCCGCTGCTCAACGCCAACGAGTACCCGCAGCGGACGGTGCAGTATGCGGTGCGGACCAAGGCTCTGGAACTCATCAACGACTCCAACGCGCAGACCAAGGACCGCCTGATAAACAGAAGCGTGACCGTGGTGTACCGCCCCACCGAAACCGACAGCGACCTGTATTTGCGGGAGTATTTCAACAACGCCTCGACCCCTCGGGCCAACGTCATGCCACGGGATCGAGGCACGGGGTTTGTCCATGACACGCAAGGGGCAAAAACCTCGCTGAACATGGCTGCCGACCGCTCGTCGCTAGGCACCGCCACAGGGGTGGCGACCGCCCAGTTCGCGGGCCGCAACTACAGCGACATGGGCGGGGCCGACAGGCATGTGGCTGTTGAACTGGCCGGCGGCGGGCAGTCCGCTAACGCCAGCGACCCCGTGCCTTCGCGGCCGACCATCTACGCACTGGAAGTCGCGGGGGTGCTGGGCGATGGCAACTGACTCCAACGCTCTAGTGCAGGCGCTCATCAACGGCGGGCTCGATCCGGCCTCCAGCCGCGTCATTGCCAACGCCATCGCCAACGCAGCCACCCCGCAGTTTTCGCAGTCGCGGGATGTTTCGGACGCTACCCCGCGCGACCAACTGCGGATGATCGACTCTGACACCCGCAAGTATTTGCTAACGAACTTGGATTACTCGTCAGAAAACCCCTACCAAGATCGGCTTCAGGCCCATCCCGGCAGGTTCAACGCCAACACGGCCGACCACCCCTACAAGGGCGCACAGCCAGTGGCGCCGGTGCCGCCACTGTCGCAGCCGTCCGTTCGCGGCGGGGATTACGTCAGCGTAGACAACAGTGTCCAAGACAATACGCCCATAGCCACCGTGGGCATGAAGTTTGGCAGCAAGGCCGGCAGGCATTTGCGCATCAATCCGGCCACGAAGGCGGTAGATGCCGTGCCCATGCAGTTTTCCAGCCCGCAGGGTCTGGTCACGGCAGAGATCGCAGAGAACACCAACAGCAACGACATCGAACTCGTTGTGCGGCAACTGGCCGACAAGACCGTGGTGCTGGCAGACGGGACCAGCGTGGGCACCAAGGTGTGGCCCGACGCGGCCGTTGCTTCCTCGACGGTGTTCACCACTTGGGCCCAGCAAAACCTGATGGCCAAGACCAGTGCGGACGCCGTTCTGTCCGCTCTCGGTGGCGTAGACAGTTATTCAGGCACATGGACGCCGCAGATTGGCGCGCTGACCACGAACCCTACGGTCACCTACAGCACGCAGTACGGGCACTACTTCAAGATTGGCAAGTTCGTCTACCTGACCGGGGCGATTCAGTTGGCCAGCATGGCGTCGAGCGGAAACGGGGTTTTGTGCATTCAGAACATCCCGCCATCGCTCGCCATGGCCGGCACGGCCAATCAGTTTATTTGGGCCGGCAACGTGGCTTACATGCTCAACTGGACTACGCAAGGACCGCAGACCTGCTATGCCCAGATCCTTACGGCCGGATCTCCCGGCGTATTGGTTCTGGGCTACCACCTGCCCACAACCATCGGCCTGATAACGCAGGCCAATTTGTCGGCTACCGCCTACGTTTCGTTTGCGGTTGGGTATTTAGCGGCGAGTTGATCGTGCAGTTTTGCCTGCGATAGGGCCCAAAAACAGGTTGCTATGTACGACGCTTTCCAAAGCCAGATCCGCACCGACGCTCCGTTCAAGGAGAACTTCCTGCGACGGGCCTCGATGGCCCCGCAGGTGCATCGTGAGCCGAGCCAAAGCCGATCTGCTTTTGCCCGTGCGTTGTCGGACCAAACCGGCACGGACATCCGCAACACGTTTGACGAGCAAAACCGGGCGTTTCGGCAGAAGTCCGAAGAGGCCCGTGCGCGTGACGTTCAGGCTGCCCGGGAGCGGCAGACCACCCGCTATGGCATGGACCGCGAAAGGGAGGTCACGCGGCGACAGCAAGACAACCGCCGCGACATCGCCCGCGCAGACCTGTCCGCCTACATGGACCGTGCCCGCAAGGACTACAAACTCAACCGCATGAGCAACTTGGTGAACTTGCTGCTCCAAGGCGGCATGTTTGTTCAGCCGACTGCGAGCAGCATGTACAGGGCGTGGTCGGCCGCCCGCCCGATAGCGAGTGCTGCCGAGGCTGCCAGCAGCGCCAGCGGACTGGGCTCACTGTTTAGTGGGGGCGCGGCTAACGCGGGCATGGAAGCCGCCGGATCGCCTTCGTATTACGACCTGTATGGCGGGGCTCCGGTCCTGTCCGGCCTACGGTAAGCGACACGATGTTCTCTGCCGCATCTTTTACGCCGACGTACTCCGGGCCGATCACGGCTTCCGGCGACCTGCTGCGCCGCAACAGAAACACCGCCATGTCCCAGGCAGAGTATGCGGGGAACGAGCGGGCTTTCCGCCCCATGCGGCTTGGAATGGGCGCTGGCAGCGGGCTGATGCGACATCAGGGCGGCATCGCGTCGGACGTTGAGCGCGCCAAGGGGTACGCCCAGGCGCAGCAGGCCATGGGTGATTACGAAACCATGCTGGCTAACGCCCAACTGGGCTACCAGACCAACGTGGCGGACGAGCAGGCCGGGATCGCCAACCTGCTTCTCAAGCAGCGGCAGATTGACCAGGGAGCCTCGCTCGACCTGCGAGAAAACCGCATCTCCCGGGGACTAGCGGACTACAAGCGTCGTGTCGAAAACGAGTCGGCTCGGTTCAAGCGCGAGGCTTCAGTTGGCGGAATCTTGGCTGGTTTATTTAGGAGTTGACCCATGGCACTGCACATCACCTTCACCACTCTCACGCCCGACGCGATGGACCGGATGCTGAAGGACGTTGCCTCCAACGAGGCTGTCCGCCAACTGCCGCTGCACAAGCGGAAGAAGGCCCGGGAAGAGAAGGAAGATGACGAAGAGGACGAGGATGACAAGTACGCCGAAGATGACCGCAAGGCCCGTGCGGATCTTGTTGAGGCCACTCGACCCGGCAATGCCCCCGAGGTGACGCCGGCTGACCTACCCTCGCTGGCCATGCCCAAGGCTATCTACAAGAAGGCACAGCCCTACTCCAAGAAAGCCTCCAAGAAGAAGTAACCATGGGACGAGGTTCTCGTAGGCCCCCGACGCCCGAAGTAACCGTACCGCTGGCAGGTGGCGGAACGCAAAGCGGCTCTCTGGACATTGACCCCAAGGAGTTTCGGGGGGCCGTGCGTGCGGGGCGAGACGCCAAGAAGAACCTGACGGTCGCCGGCGCTCTGTTTGAGGACATGAGCCGCCTGGACACTTCGCCGGACGCCAAGGGCAAGCCACGGCCCGCCATGGCGCAGTTTGCGGAGTCATTGCAGCGGCTTGCAATCGAGCATCAGAAGGCCCCCGGCGAGAACTTACTGGAGCCGTACCGTCAGGCCATGCAGCGCCTGATGCAAAAAGACCCCATGCAGGCGGAAGGCATACTCCACGCGGCCAACTTGCCGCCGCAAGTGGAGATGGCGCTGTTCCAAGACGTTGACTCCCCCAAACTCCAAGCCAAGGTGGAGAGCCTGTCGCCCGAAGACGCGGCAGTCCTGCAAGACGCACAGGACTTGAGCAGCACCATCCAGACGGGTCGGCAACTGTCCATGTCGCAGGAGGCTGCCCCGAATCTTGAGGGCATGCAGAGGGCAGGGCTTGCCGAGGAAGTGCCCGTGTTTGATGACACGCGGGCAGGCCGCAACCTGATTCGGCAACTTGCCAATCTGGAGATGCAGAACCCGCAGATTGCGGACCTTGTAGACGCCGGCTCGGCCTACGCCCCCGCGCCAGTAGATTCGCCGGCAAGCGCCTCTCGGATGGACTTCCCAGTTAGCCTGCAAGCCCTGATGGGCAGCAAGGCAGAGGCCAAGAAGTTCTATTTTGAAGATCGTGACCCGGGTGCGCAGCGGGTTTTCTATCCGCTCATCAAGCCGGCCCACAACATCCGCCTTTTATCAGAATTGTCTGGGGGAAACTTCGTCCCGGCTCTGCCGCCGGAATCCTCGACGGTCGGCAAACTCAACAAGGGGCGGGCCGGATCCCCGTCTGCCGAAGGCAGCGTGGGGGATTCTTACGCATACGATGTCGGCCAAGAGCCGGAAGTCCAGAAGGCCCTGTCGCTGATCGACCAGCAGACCAAGATGAATCCGGCCTACGAGCCAGATCCGGCCGCGATGGACTTGGGGGAGGGTTCGTCGCTCTTTGACCCCCGGGCTCTGCTCATCAAAAAGCAGTACGAGCAGACCCTGCCACACCAAGTCCGGGAACTGCTTGCCGGTGGGCCAACTGGCGGTCGTGTCATGCTGCGATACGGCACATCGTCCAGCCCCTATGCGTCTGCCGAGCGAGCGATCATGCGAGCGGGCCGCTCGCCACTGAAAAAGCACCGCGACAGCGTGTTCTCTGTTTTAGAAGGGTCTGCCAGGACGGCCCCAAGAGGCATCCAACGGCTCATTCCATCGACCGCCCAGGTCATGGCGGTGCCGCCAGAGAAGTTGCTGTTCGACGCCGGCTTCACATCCGAGCAGATCGGGTCCATGTCGCCGGCACAACTGCAAGAAACCGTGGATTCGCTGCGGCAAGGACTCATCAACAAGGCAGACCGCGACGATAGTTGGGTGCAGAACGCCATCGCATCTGGCGGCATTCTGCCACTGGAGAGCGTGTCGCCTTACTTCCCGGCCGAGTTCCGTGGCTACCTCGACCCCGTGGACGCCAAGCGGTACGAAGGCCCACTCCCCCCGGAAATGTTATCGCAGACGATTGCCCAGCAGTTGCTGCTCGATGACCCGCGCGTAATGACCTCTTTGGAGCCAGCCGTCAGGCGGTCCATGGAGATTTATCAGCGGTTCCCGGCCCACGGAAGAATGCTGGATTTCATGGAGGGCGGCGACCCCGCCGGACCTCCCGTCCTGTTCGACCCATCCGATGCCTACAAGCAGGATGTGCAGAACTTCTATGAGTCCCGTGGGCTCCCGATGCCAGAAATACAGAGCAGGCCCAACCCGCTGAAGCGACCCGGGGCTCTGGATTTCGGCATGACGGGCCCCCGCTTTCAGCAGACAATGAACCCCCTCGCCTCGCTCATAGGTTGAAACATGGGACGCGGATCTCGCCGGCCACCCACCCCAGAAGTTCACATTCCCATCGTAGAGCCCGGTACTACACCGGCGACTCCGGTGAAGCCTGGCGCAGTTACTCCAGCCAAGCCTGCGCCGGGCGGCACGGTGCGTGGCGGCGGCGATTCCAAGATCACGCCGGACGTTGCTGCCCGTCTGGACTCGGTAGCCGAACAACTCAACAGGCCCGGTTCGGGATATGCGGACCGGCTGCAAGCCGCGCTGGACGCCTTGGTGAGCCGTTACAGCCTAAACCCGGCTACCGTGGTCATGGAGTTGCGAGGTCGCAACGCACCTGTCGGCTACAACCCGCAAACGAAACGGTGGGGTGTTGTTGAGGCAGACGGGGCTGTGACAAGCACGCCTGCCCCAGAAGCCCCGCCAACCAACATGCCGGCCGACGCGGACCCGGTGACCTCGGCAGACAACGCTCTGCCGCCGCCTCCTGCCGCAGCGACACCCGCCCCTGCGGCCAGCAAGCCCGCCGCCGCAGGCAAGCGTTCCGGTGCGCCCGGAAAGCGTCAGTTACTGGAAGACAATCGGGATGCCCTTCTGGCTGCCGGAATTGACGAAACAACTATTGGCATTCGCTTCAAGCGCGCTGCGAACGCCAAGGAGTTTCGTGAGTACATTGATTCGGTCATCGGCAAGCCTGCGGCGGCTCCCGCTGCTCCAGCCGCTTCTCCCGCGCCGGTGGCGGCTGCCCCCGCCCCTGCGGCAGCGGTCACCCCCGCGCCGGCTGCTGCCCCCGCTGCCAGCCCATCGCCGGCAGCGCAGGCCAAGGCTGCCCGAAAAGCCGCAGCCCAGGCAGCGGCTGCCCAGGCTGCACAGAACGCAGCCGCCAACGGTGCGGTAACTCCAGCCGCTCCTCCCGCCCCCGCTGTAGCCGCGCCAGCAACGCCGCAGGCAAGCCCGGTCGCTGGGCTCGCCGGGCCGGCTGGCGCCATGGCATTCCCGCCCGGCTATCAGCCGTATCAGGCTGGTGGCGGCGGGGGCGGACCAGTTGGCGCTATGGCATTTCCGCCCGGCTATCAGCCGTATCAGCCCACCGGCCAAGGCGCCGGGGCTGTAACACAGGGGACGGGGCCGCAGCCCCCGCAGGCCAAGTCGCTAGTATCGCGGCTCATCGAGGGGGCTGGGATGAACCCAACCAAGAAAGATCCACGGCCGGGTTGGTATCGCAACCTGCCGGGCATCGGCGCTGGGCTCGCCAACGCCGCTGGGTGGGTGGCACCGTTTGCCGTCATAGACTTTACGACAGGAGGCCACGGCATCCGTGCGCTCGGCAAAATGAAGGACTCCATCGGAGAGGCCATGTTTAGTGAGTCCGAGGACGAGATGGACGAATACAACGCAGCCCTCAAGGGGCTGTCGGAGCCCATGGTCAAAACTAGGACCGCCACCCCGCAGTAAGAACAGGAGCATCCATGCCCACCGCAATCATCCGCCAGGGAAGTCTGTACGAGCCGATCACGCTGACGGCCAGCGTTGCCACGACGGCGGGATTTAGCCTCAACATAGCGGCAGGCGGGATGCTGCTGCTGGACAGCAAGTCAGCCGCCGGCACCATCACGATCTCCTTCTATGTGAAGGGCGACGAGCGGTTCAGCGACACCTACCAACTGGTGGACTCTTCTGGCGCGGCAATCACGCAGACCGTGACGGCCGCTGGGCAGGCATTCCCGCTGCCTGACGGCCTGTTTGCCGCACGGTTCATCCTTCCGGTGGTCAGTTCTGGCACAGCCGTGGTGCGGTACGCCACCAAGGGGTAGCCATGCCCACGCAGATACAGCGGTCAGCGCCTGCCTCACAGGTCGCGTTTGCGACCTCTGTTGCTGCCAGCGAAACCATCTGCCTATCCACATCGGCGGCGTTTGCCGTGGTTGTGCCGGCCGAAACTACCTCGACAACGATTCAGTGGTACGCCTCGCACAGGGACGAAGGCCCGTATTACCCGGTCACGCTCTCTAGCGGCAACAACGCCACCACAGCGGTGGTTGCCGGCCGGGTCTATATCGCCCCTCCTGAACTGTTCGCGTGCATGTTTGTCCGGGGCGTGGCCGGAACAGCGTTCACGGGCGTCGTGATGGCCAAGACATGACTCTCGCTAATGCCCTGCTGCTTCCGCCTTCGTTCTTCGACCAAGCCATCCCCGCCCCAGCCGGCGGCCGGCTGCTGTGGGAGGACAGTGCGTTCATCTTTTTAGAAGACGGGTCCGGCTATTTGATGCTGGAGTGACCGATGGCCGACCGCAAAATCAGTGAACTCGCCAACAATTCCAATCCGAGCCCGGACAACGGGTCTGTGCCCATCATCGAAGCGGCCACGGTTGGCGGCGTCACGACCTACTCGCAGTATCGGTCTACCGTCCGCAACATCGTTGCCGCTGGCATCAGCGCCGGGGTTGCGTCCCTGGACAGCCTGTCCGATGTGACGGCCCCGTCCCCGGCGGCAAACGAGGTTTTGAGTTATCAGTCGGGCGCGTGGCGGCCGAGAAACGACGCTGATTTGGTAGACGGGGGCAATTTTTAGCCCATAACCCAGTAGCCCCCGAAGGAACTACAGATGCCCAATACAGTCAGACTCAAGCGGCGTGCCACCGGCGGTGCGTCCGGTGCCCCATCCAGCCTGCTGGTTGGCGAGCCGGCCTACTCGGAAGTGGACAACATCCTGTACATCGGGATCACGGGCGGAACCGTTCTCGCCATGGGCGGGACGGGGGCGTTTTGCACGCTGACCAGCACGCAGACCATCTCTGGCAACAAGACCTTCAGCGGCACCGTTGCGCTGGGATCTTCTGCGTCTGCAACGACACCGGCCACTAGCGACAACAGCACGACCGTGGCGACCACGGCGTATGTCAAGGCACAGGGGTACGCCGCTGGCACAGTCACTAGCGTGGCGTTGTCCCTGCCAGCGATCTTCACCGTCACCGGCTCCCCGGTCACATCGAGCGGCACGCTCACGGCGTCCCTGGCAAGCCAAACCGCCAGCACTGTTTTCGCCGCTCCAAGCGGGGCTGCCGGGACGCCATCGTTTCGCGCTCTAGTGGCGGGAGACATTCCCACGCTGACGGCAGCCAAGATTTCCGATTTCGACACGCAAGTCCGAACCAACCCACTCAACACGCACGCCGCCGCCACCGGCAACTACAGCATGGGCGGCAACAAGATCACCAATCTTGGCACGCCAACGGCCGACACCGACGCCGCCACGAAGGCGTATGTAGACGCCGCCCGCGCCGGGCTCGATGTCAAGGCGTCGTGCCGCGTAGCCACTACCGCCAATATCACACTGTCCGGCACGCAAACCATCGACGGCGTGAGTGTCGTGGCCGGCGACCGCGTACTGGTCAAGAACCAGACTACGGGGTCGCAGAACGGCATCTATGCGGTGGCAGCCGGATCGTGGGCTCGGGCCACGGACGCCGACGCCGACGCCGAAGTGCATGCCGGAATGTTCACCTTCGTTACCGAGGGAACGACACAGGCCGACACCGGATGGGTGCTGTCCACCAACGACCCGATTACTGTGGGCACGACCGCCCTGACGTTCGCGCAATTCTCTGGCGGGGGCGTGCCTGCCAACTACGCCGGACAAAACACAATCGTCACGGTGGGTACGGTCACGACGGGCACATGGCAGGCCACCACGATTGGCGTGGCTTACGGCGGGACTGGCTTGACTAGCGCTATAAACGGATTGGTGAAGGGCAACGGGTCGGCATATTCTGCCGCTGTGGCCGGCACCGATTATCTTTCGCCCTCGTCGGACATTGACGGCGGGACGTTCTAGTCCATGGCTACCATCAAGATTCGACGGTCCACAACGGCCGGGGCCGTCCCGTCTTCTCTGGTGACGGGCGAACTGGCCATCAACGAGGCCGATGGCGTCCTCTACTACCGCAACTCATCGGGGGCCGTGACGCCGCTAACGTCCGCCACCGAACGAGTCATCACCTATTCCAGCCAAACCACGGCCCAGATGGCCGACCGTGTAGTGCTGTTTACTGGCTCTACTGCCACGACAATTCAACTGGACGCCACGGCTGTTCCACTGGGCACGGTCATCCGGTTCGTTCGCACGGGCACGGCTACGCTAACGGTGGAGCCAGCAGACGGTAGTTCGCTGTACGCCCAAAACACCAACGTGGCATCCCAGCGGTACGGCGCGCTGACAGTGGTCAAGATTGCCGCCACTACATGGCACGTTGAAGCCAGCCCGCAGAACGCCAGCCCGGTCCAGATCCAGTACGCATCGCTCAAGGCGTATGCGGAATACCTCCTCACGCAGACGGCCTCTACGCCTACGGCGGGCGGTGCCCTGACAATCAACAATCAGGCTGTCGGCAGCCACGATTACGTCATCAAATCGTCGGCCACAACCATTTCGTCGTTTACGAACTCGGACTGGTTCACCGCCACCGAGGACACGGCCAGTGCGTGGATCGTGGTGAACGGCAATTTGACCATCAACGCCGGCGTGACGCTCCAGCCGACCAACCGCAAACTGTTCGTGGTGGTGTACGTCAACGGAAACTTGACGCTGAACGGCAACATCTCCATGTCGCTTCGCGGAGCCAATCACTCCGCAACGCCCGCCGTGGCGATCCGCGTGGCCAACGGCACGTTCTCGTCTACGGAGAATCCGACCATCCCTGCCGCAGGCGGTGCTGGCGGAACATCCTCGACGGGCACCGCTGGCCCCAGCCTCGGCAGCGGCGGCGGCGGCAAGGGGGTGGGCTCTAATTCCGGCGTGGGCGGGAACGGCGCAGCCGGCACATGCTTCAGCGGTGGTCCCGGCGGTGGCGCGGCCTACGGCTCGGGAAACACGGGCACAGCCGGCGGATCCAACGGCGGTGCGGGCGGTGCCGGTGCGGGAGGCGCCAGCGGTGGCGTTGGCAATCCTTCAGGAACCAACGTCAATAACGGCTCTATTGAAAACGGCACCGGCGGAACGCTTATCGTCATCGTCAACGGCACTGTGAGCGGCAGCGGGCAACTGGCCGCACGCGGCGGCAACATCGACTCGGCTTGGTCTTCCATCGTGCCGGCCTCGGGCCTGTCCGGCGGCGGATCGGGCGGCGGCATCATCGTCCTTATGAACAAGTCCGTGAGCGGAATTACCAACACTGTGGCCGGCGGAACCTCGACAGGCGGAACAGCCAGCGGCGGGGCCGGCGGGGCTGGAACGTACACGGCACTGACAATCCCATAGTCGGAAAACCCCTGGTCAACCCCATAAATCAGGCAGAGGTAGAACATGGCTGGCCCCATCATCGAAGCCCTGCGTCGGTTCCGCGAGAACGCTCCTGCCCGCATCGAGGCGCGGAGAAGTTTCATCCGCGACCTGATTGATCCCATGCGGTCCATCGGGGACGCTGACGAGATGCAGGGGGTGCGGGTGTTCCGGCGACCAGTCCGCCGGGGCGGCGTGTTCGCATCGCTGGGTGGGGTACAGACTGCTCGCCATGACATGAAGGGGCGCGAGCAGATCATGCCTGCGCCACGCCAGATGCAGGAAGACCCCGCCGGGCCCGACACCACGATGTCGCGGGCCTATGACGGCGACGGCACGGGGACGCCGATGCAGTCCACTGCGTATGCGCGTCCGCGCAACGCCCAGCCAGAGAACCCGGACCGCACCGCTGGCACGGCCGCTCTTCCCGTTGTCCAGTCCGAAACCATTGCTCTTCCGCCCCCGTCTGGTGCAGCCCAGCCCCAGTCGATGTCACCGCTGGACAGGGCCCGGCAGAACGCTGCGGCTGCCAGCGCGAGAGCGGAGGCAGGGCTAAAGATGCTGGCGACTTCCACGGGCGACAAGTACCGCGACCAGAACGTCATGGTTGGCATCATGGCGCAAAAGCGGGACGCCGACGCGGAGTTGCGACGGCAGGAGGCGCTGCATCAAGCCTCGCCCGAGTACCGCATCGGGGAGCAAGACAAACTCATTCAGCGTGCGTTTGAGACGGGTGACTGGGAGACGTTTCATCGGCATGTGACTTCGCAGAACACGCTGATGACAAAAACAGGCCCGTTCGTGGACAACGAAATCGGGCCGCGCATGGCCCAGCCGCAGGTAGCCAAGCGGGTGTGGTCGGTTTTCAAAGACCACAACGGACTGGGCGGCATCGCTGACCTTGAAAAGCGGGCCACGCTGATGCAGGCGGTGCGATACGCCTTCCCGCCAGTCCGCGATGACAAGGGAATCGTGGACCGCAAGAAGAGCATTGCCAACATCGAACATGCGTTCAACTCCATGTTCAACCAGCACGGCGACCCGGAGATTGCGGCGTACTTCCGCAAACTCGCCATCGTGTCCATCGGTCCCCCGCAGTAGAGGTAACGTCATGGGCTTGATTCCGATGCTTCTTGATGCGCGACGGGAGAAGCGCGCGTTTGAAACCCTGAAGCAGTCGCACCTGCGGGAGGAGAAGGAGCAGGCGATGCGCCGCGAAGAAGCCAAGCGGCAGCGGGAGTCTGCGCCCATGTCGGCTTTCGAGTTTGAAAGGGCCATGGCCAATCCCTACAAGGAGCCTGACGGCGGGCCAGGAAGTAACGATACGTCGCAGTACCAGCCGGACACCGAGAACGCTTACGTTCCTCTGCCGCCGGCCTCTGTCGCCGCCAAGAACCAGGGGCCACAGGTGGCCATGCTTCAGCGAATGCGGGACCGGATGGCCAAGACGCGAGGCAACCTTCAGGCGGGCGGGACGTTCGTGAAAAACAACGTGCGCAATCCGTTTTCCCAGTACCCACAACTCAAGGCAGGCGTGGAAGGCGTAGCGGTTGAAGTAGAAGAGCCGCCCAAGATGTCGTTCCTGCCGCCGCAGAATCGTCCCAGGTATGTCTGATGGCCTATGCTCCGCTGCAAGTCGCCCGTGGCTATCAGTTAGCGGGCAGCCCTCTCGCAGGGCTGGAAGACGAGGCACTGACGCCCGAGCGTGAGAAGTCCTTGCTCCGGGAGTTGGCCTCCAAGACCGGCCAGACTATCGAGCAACTCGGCCTGCTCTTGGACACACCCGGGGCCATCGCCCGTGGCGTCCTGGCAGGCGACCCTTACAGCGGCTTCTCCTGGGATAACGAACGTCGGGTCAGCGGGGCGGAACTGCTGGAGTCCTACGGGATCAGGCCCAAGAACCCGTACCTGAAGGCCGCAGCGGGCTTCGGGACCGAGGTGGTCACAGACCCCTTATTTTGGCTCTCGGGTCCGCTAACGGCCGTCAGCGAGGCCGGGGACGCCGCCCGTGCGGCCGGGCTGCTGAAGAGTGCCCCGCTGGCGTACATGCAGAAGTACGGCGTCGATGCCGCCGAGAACACGCTCCGGGGCCGCTACCTCACAGGCAGCACCACCAGGGGCGGCAAGTCCATCCCCGGCCTGTTTGACGAGAACTACGTCCCCAAGACCTCGGGCTTCTATCAGGCCATCCCGCCAGTCGGGCAGCGTCTGGCGCAAGCCAACGTCACGCTGGAGGATGTAATCAAGGCAGCCCCAAACTCCGACGAGGCTATCAAGGCTGTCGTGGATCGACTCGGCAGCATGGCCGACTATGACCGCGTGAAGGGCGACACGCTTGGGGGACTGTTCGGCATCAACGCCGGCGGCATCAACCTCGCTTTCAAGCCGCCGGGGGCTGACAAGATTCTGGACTCGATGGACGCCCTCGGCGCCCGCATCCGGTTCTCCTACCCCGGGCGCGTAGCCACCGGACTCTTCAGCAAGGCTGTCGAGGGGGCGACTGACTTTGGCGATCAGGCGTTTGCCTTGCGGGCTAACGCCCTGGAGGATTTGTATAAGCAGCAGGGGCTTACGGCAGCCACGGCTCACAACCTGCTTCTGACGAAGATTCCGCTCACCGACAACGCCAAGCAGATCCTTGGGGCGGACTCGCTGTTCAGCCCACAAGGCAACGACCTGCTTCTGCGATACGCCGAGAACAAGTCAACGCCCACTGACTTGCAGATCATCAACAGCGTCCCAGAGTTTGACCGTTGGTATCAGTCCTGGGATGCGATTCGCAACCGGCAGTTTGCGGAACGCAAAGCCTTGGGCCTGTCCGGCGGTTCGTACAAGGACCGCTATGACTCGCTGTACAACCCACGATACGGCGACGAGTTCTCGTTCGATGACATGGAGCAAGGCACGGGCCGACTGCTCTACAACGCCAACGAGGCCGAAGCATACGGCCGCAATCAGGCGTTGATGACGCCGGGCGGCACGGATGACCTGCGCAAAATCAGCCTGCTCCCCGAGATCATCGAATACTCCAATCCCAAGTCGGGGATTACGGACCAGCAAGCAGGCCAGACCATCATGGACTGGTTTGCTGCCAACCACCCCACGGAGCAAATCAAAGAGCCGCAGGCTATTGCCATCGCCCGCGTCATGGCACGCCGGGCACAAGACCTGCCGCCGGGCGTGCCCGTGTTTGCCGCCCACCCGGCTAACACCCAGGCCAGACGCATCATCAACCATGAGGTGGCGAAGTCGCGGGCCAACTTCATTCTGGAAGCGTTGTCTGAATCAGCGGTTTCCGGCCCCAAGTCCCAGCAAGCGGGCCGGTTCCGCAATCTCGCGGAATCCTGGGACGAGATCGCCGGCAAGGCAGGGTTTCAAAAAGGCGACGGGAACAGTGCCGGTGCCGAAGCAGTCAACGCTCTCAAGCAGAGCATCAGCCAAGCGAGCGGGCAGCCGATAGACCAGATCGACCTCGCCCAATACTCGATCCCCGAACGTGTCGTGCGGCGGCTGGAGAAGGTGGCGGACTTCTACTCTGCCCCCGAAGCCCAGCAAGAAGTCGCCGGGTTTCTCGACGGCTGGACGAAACTATTCAAAGGCTTTGTCCTCGCAACTCCCCGTCGCTTCGTGAGGGACGCCTACAGTAACGCCATCTCCGGGTTCCTAGAGACGGGATCGGCGGCTCGCCAACTCGGCGGCATGAGCGCCGCCAGCAAGATCCTGGCCGGTGATTACGCGGGCGGCATCGACGCTCTTCGGAAGATCCCGCGCTACGCCGCGCTCGGCAGCGACGAAGCCATCAAGGATGCGTTCATCATGGACGCTGGTGGCACTGGCGTGCTGCAAGGGCTCCAGTCCACCGAACTTTTGGCCAGCGCCCGCGAAGGCAAGATGAGCCAGTTGATCCCCGGATCGACGCCCATCTCTATCGGCAAGGGGCTATCCGAACTGGTGCCGGACGGCAGCACTACGGTAGGCCAGAAACTCAAGAACTTCGCCAGCATCTACGGCGTAACCGACGCCTATGACACGCAGAACCCCATCCTGCGGGCCAGTGCCGAAATCGGTGACACGGTGGACTCGGTGGGTCGGCTCGGCACGTTCATCGCCCTCATGCAGGAAGGCATTAGCCCGGTAGAGGCTGCCGCACGGGTAAAGAAGGCGCTCGTGGATTACCAGTCCCTTACGCTTACCGAGCGCAAGTGGATGAGAGGCGTGTTTCCGTGGTGGGCTTACAACAGCCGCATCGGCAAGTACGTCTTCGATTCGCTCACGACCCGTCCGGGTGGTGCCTACGGCCAGATGATTCGGGCCAGCAACACGTTGCAGGAAACCGGCGAAGACACCTACATCCCGGAGAACCTGAAGTCCAAGTTCGCCATCCGCATCCCGGACGAGATCACCAAGGCACTGGGCATGTATGTCCCAGACGCCAATCAATTTGCAGCGGACGTTGACTTCCCGGGCATCGACGTTGCCAATCTCCCTGGCACCAGCCTGATGGACTTGATCCAGAACCTCGCCCAGCAAACGTCGCCGCCCATTCAGGCACTGATGTCGCTGGCGACCGGTCGGGACTTGTTCTATGACCGGCCGCTGGACGAGTCAGTGACGCCGCAGGACCGCATCTACAAGGCAATCACGGGCGACCCGCAAGGGCTCTCGCCGGTGGCCAAGGTCGGCGTTGGCCTGATCCCCGGCCTGCAAGTCCCCCTCAACATCCTGGGCACGCTGGCCGATGACCGTCTCCCGGACATGGGCCAGCGGGCACTCAAGGCCGGCATCAATTACGCCAGCGGCATCAAGCAGGCGACAGTGACGCGGCGGTACGAAGAGGCGGACCAGACGCAAAAGATCGACAAGGAACTGGCGCCCGTGCAGTTTGAGTTTACGCGGGCCTACATCCCCGACGAACTGGAGCCCACGCTCACGCCGCGACAGCGGCAACTGAATCAGTTGCGGGAGAACATCGCCCAGCGTCAACGCGAACGCAACAAGCAGATGCGTAACGCAGAGAAGTCTGGCGCAAACAACACGATGCGGCTGCCACCCGGATACCGACCCATGAACCCCCTGATGCCATGAGCGACACCATACGCAAACTCAAGTCCGGCGCGTGGTCCCGCAAGGAGGGCCAGAACCCCAAGGGTGGCCTGAATGACAAGGGCCGGCGGTCCTACAACGAGGAACACGGGGCCAACCTCAAGCCGCCGCAGCCAGAGGGCGGACCCCGCAAACGCAGTTTCTGCGCCCGGATGCAGGGCATGAAGCGAAAACTCACCAGCAAAAAGACGGCCAACGACCCGAACTCTCGCATCAACAAATCATTGCGTGCCTGGGACTGCTGACATGACTGACAAGATCCGCAAACTTCGCAAGGGCTTGTACGCCAACATCCACGCCAAGCGAAAGCGTATTGCAGACGGGTCTGGAGAAAGGATGCGGGATCCCGGAAGCAAGGGTGCGCCTACAGAAAAGGCGTTCCGGGATTCAGCCAAGACCGCCAAGTCATAGGCGGAAGCCGGATTGAAGGCCCCCGGCGTCCATGCCGTAGCCTGTCCCGGGCTGGCCGTTGGCTGGCCTGTTTTCCCCAGGAGCATTTCCATGCACTCGATGCGTCAGATGATGTTTGCTATCGCAGCGGCGGCGGTCCTATCGGCGGGCTCAACAGCGTGGGGTCAATGTAGTGAAGGCTGCACAGTGCGGGATTGGAGTGATCGAGCCACCGTGCGGCAGAGCCTGGGGCGAGTCGCTCAAGTTCTGTCGCACCCGCTCGCCGCAACCACTTGCTGCTGCCGGAAAGTCGCCGCTCTCGCAGGAAGTCTCGCCAAAGCAGTATTGCCCGGCGGCGAGGCAAGAGCCACGCGAGTAGCGTGCCGTCAGGGCTGTTCTCCAAAAGCCACTCACATCGCCGCTGGGCGTACTCGCCTATTCGGCGGACGGTTGGCTTGCCGGTCTTGTGGGCGACGGTAACGATGCAGTCGTGCCGGAAATGCTCCTGCCGTAGCGAGAGCATGTCCGTCAGCCGCAGGCCGGTTTCCCACCCCACGGAAATCCAGGCCGGCAGCACATGGCACCGCTTGGCGTGTGGGTGGAGAGCGTTGACCCGCCGCTCGTCGCGTTCAGCCGCGTCGAGCAAACTCGTCACCTGCTCTCTGCTCCACGCCTGCGGTGGCCCCCGGCGCGCCGCGATTCTCTTGACGCGAGTGGGTTGACTGTCGGTCAGCCTCTCCTCATACGCCCATCGCCAGAGCGTCATCAACTCGCGGCGGATGTTGTGCCGCGTCGTGGGAGCCAGAGGCAGTTTTCCCAGGAAATCGTTGACCTTCTCGGGCGAGAGTTGACACACCCGAATCAGGCCGTATCCTGCCGCCTTGGCGACGGTTCGTTGCAGGGATTCTTGGTAGCGGGGACCGCAGGCCACCGATGCCGTGTAGGCATTGAGCAAATCGCGTAGCGTCATCGTGGCGTAAGGCAAGGATGCTGACGATGCAGATAACATGGGATGCTCTTTCTGGGGGGGCAAACTCCTTGAGGGGGTTTTTCGCCGCGGGAGGTCCGTACCCCGTGCGAGGGATATGGGTTATTACGGCTGGGAGACGGCACAGTTGGACAGGCCAGCGCCTGTCGAGAGTGGGCGGTCCGGCTTCATAAGCCGGGTGTCGCCGGTTCAAGTCCGGCCGCCGCTACTTTCGACAGAATCATCAGCATCTGTCTCGCACGAACCAGCCGAGGAATACCACGGCTGGCCCGAAACCAGTGCGTCCCAACTGAAAGAGTTGGCCACATCACCGCTGGCATACTACCGGCGGTTCGTGGCGAAAGACGCCCCGCCCAAGACATCGGCGGCGTTGTCCTACGGGACACTTCTTCACAGTTGGCATGAGATCGGCCCAGACCAGTTCTGGAGCCGCGTCAAAGTCTGCCCGCCGGATCATGTCACTGGCACGGGACAGTTAGCAAAGTCAGCGGCTCTCTGGCTGGCCACGCTGTCGCCAGAAGACATCCCGATCAGCCCGGCGGACTTCAACCAACTGCGGCTGCAAACCGACCAGATTCTCGCCAACCCCGCTGCGGCCGACCTGCTCGCGGCGAGAGTGGACGCCGAGTTCAACGTGCGGTTCTCGCACAACGGGCATGCCTGCCGCTGCCGTGTCGATGGTGCCACGCCGGAAGTCTTCTATGACCTGAAGACCACGCGCGATGCCGACCCAGCCGAACAGTTCGTGTGGTCGTGCAAGGAGTGGAAGTACGAATTGCAGGCCGCTCTCTACGGCCTCGCAGCGGTAGCCGCCGGATGGCCCAAGCACCGGATGCACTTCATCGCCACCAGCAACACCTACCCGCACCACTGTGCCGTGATGGTGCTGCCGCAAGACGTTCACCGCCATGCGGAAAAGCGCGTGAGCGAACTGCTCCGCGAACTGGATCAACGCCGTGCCTTGGATTGGTGGGCACCGAAGGGATACGGCGAAGTCATCGAGATGCCCAGCAAGCCATTCCTTGGAGGGAAGCCATGGTGAGGTCAGCGACATACGTCTATCAGGAGTGCAGCCCAACGTCACTGGAGTTGGATGTTGCGCTCGCCAAAGCGCAGGGGGAGTTCAAGAAGGTCACGCGCAATCGGCAAGGCCCCTACGGGATGTTTGCCGATCTGTCGGCCATGGAGGACGCGACGAAGCCAGCCCTGTCCAAGTACGGGCTGTCGGTGCGGCAGACGTTCGTGTCGCAGGATGATCGGTCGATGCTGCTGGTGACGCGGCTGTCCTGCAAGGGAGAGTGGTGCGTCAGCGCTATTCCGATTCCCTACTTCCCCAATCCGCAGCACACCCACTCGTTCTGCACCTACATGGCGAGGCTCGGCTACAGCCGCATCCTCTGCCTGTCGGTAGATGACGCCAGTGATGGCGAAGACATCGCGGACGCCGATGCCGGCGAGTCGCCTGCCCCAGCACCCACGCGACCGGGCCCGGATCTAAATGCCATCAAGTCGGCCGTCAAGCAGGCCGCAACCCCGGAGCGGCTCGATGCCCTGTGGGCCCGGGTGCAGGAACACGACCTGCCCCCAGGCCAACTGGCCGACATCGAGAAGGCGTTCGTGGCCCAGCGGGAGCGGCTGCTCAAGACCAAAAAGGAGAGCAAGTGATCCCTCCAGGCGATTACCTCGCGCTCAAGCAAAGGCTGCTGCTTACGGCGGACGTTGCTGACCTAGTGGTCCGCACGCCGGACAAGGTGCGGTTTGACGAGTCCACCTACGGGCTGGTCTTCGACGCACTGACACGCAACCGAGAGGACATCCAAACCCTCTTGGCAGAAATCGACATGCTCCGCGCCGCCAGTGGTGCGGAACTGTTTCCAACGGGGAGTACGAGTGATGCCCAAGGTATTGATGCCGGCCATAGAGGAACTGTGGAAGTTGTGCAGGGACCATCGGGTGGGGGAAGTGGCGGCGAGGTTCGGGCTGACGCCGCAGGACTTGGTGGCGAGGTTCAAGCAGGCGGGGCTAATGGGGAACGGGCCAAAAGATCCAAGCCCAGAAGAAATCGCAAAGGAGGCCAGAGCCCTGCGCCGGCGGTGGACGCCGGAAGTACGGCAGAGTCGGTGGGTGGGAGCCCGGGGTAGGCAACTGGCCTAGCAGGACAAGGCGAAGGGAGTCGCAGCATGAGCGAGATAACGAGCCAGCAGACCCTGTTTCCAGTTGATAACTGCAAGCCAATCAGCCTGCGCCCATACCAGCGTGACGCGCTGGCAGGGATCAGGATGGCCTTGAACTCCAGCGGCAGGACGCTGGGCGTGCTTGCCACGGGAACCGGAAAAACAGAGATCGCTGCGGAACTGATTCGGGAGTGCGTCAAGGGGGCATTGTTCATTGCCCCACTGATTCAACTGGTTGGACAGACGGCCCAGCGGCTGCGAAGCCGGGGCATCGAGTGCGGCGTCGAACAGGGAGGACTACGTTCCGACGAGAAGGTCACGGTTGCTTGCTACCAATCCCTGCTCTCACGCAAGCGGTGGGAAAGGTACATCAACGCGGTAGACCTGATTATCGTGGATGAGGTTCACCAGAACTTCTCCAAGCGCGCACTGGAGATGCTCACCAACCTGACGCAGGGTGGCGTTAGGTTGGTCGGGCTGACTGCCAGCCCCGAGCGATCCAAGGGAGATCCGCTCACGGCCTACTACGGCAACATCGGGTTCTACTACCCGATTAGTCAGGCCACCGAGGATGGCTGGCTTGTGCCAGCCAAGGTTTGGCTATCGGTCCTTGAAAGCCTTGACCTGTCCACGGCACGGATGCGGGCACAGAAGTTTGGCGACTTCAACGCTGACGAACTGGCCCGCGTCATGGCACAGGAACAGACCGTGCAGGAGATCGGCTCACTGGTGGAGCAGCACCATGAGGGCGACCCGAGCGTAGTGTTCTGCCAGGGCATATTTCAGGCCGAGGCTCTGCGGGACAACCTCAAGCGTCGGGGTATCGAGTCCTCCATCGTTCACTCGCAGATGGATGACATCGAACGCCGCCAGCACCTGACTGATTTTGAGACAGGCGTGGTCAACATTGTTCTGAACGTGGGCTGCCTAACGCTTGGCTGGGACTGGCCCCCGGTAAGGAAACTGTTCGTTGCCAAGCCGACGAGAAGCAAGGCCAAGTACGTCCAGATGTTTGGCCGTGGGACGCGGCCACTGACAGGCGTAGTTGACGGCTACGGGTCTGCCGAGCAGCGGAAGGTGGCCATTGCCAACTCGGCCAAGCCGTACTTTGAAGTGTTCGATATTACAGACTCGTCCAGGCACAACGACCTGTGTACCTCGCTCGACGTTTTGTACCCCGACCTCGACGCCACGGTTATGCGGCGGGTCCGCAAGAAGCAGGAGAACGCGGGGGCCCAAACGGGCCGGACGCTCGATCCTGTAATAGAGGCCGAGCGGGAGGCCGAGGCCCGGGAGCAGCACGCCCGCGATCAACTTGAGTGGAGCCGTCGCCAGGGGCATGTCGTGCAGGCCCGCTACGGCAACTACCAGCACGATGTCTACCGCTCTGCCGAGCAGCCCGAGCGCGTGCGTGTCTGCACTGCGATGCCGTTCGGCCGCTACAAGCGAATGAGTTTCAGCGTGATCCCGCACCCGTACCTGTGGTGGGTGGTCAACAAATCCGACTGCCGTGACCGCGCTGTTCTAAAAGCATGCACGGACGAGATGGAACGCAGGAAGCACTGCAAGAACAAGGGATTTAGCAAATAGCCCCCGTTGGGCGACTGGCCTGAAGATCGGTGCCCCGCCAACCGGCTCCGCATGGAGTGCGACAAGAGGGCACAGCACCGCTGTTGACCAACCCTGGGGCACAGGGAAATCCAGCGGCATGCGGAATTAGCCCGGCACGCTGCCGACTCCAGCCGGGACTCAAAGGCCCACGGGGCCCTCCGCACGGGGCGAAGGATGCAAGGAAGTGAACCCCGAAACCAACACACACTTCCCGGTTTTGCCCGGCTCCGAAGGGTGCCTGTCAGAAACGACTCTCCGGTAACGGGGAGTCGGTCTGCCCTCACCAAAGGGTGCCGTGTTGGTCAAGGCGGCCACAGCCAGGGAGTCGGGGGGACATGGCATCTGCGACCGATTGGGCATCTGGTCTTACACATCTGCAAAGAGGAAGTGTTGGACAACCCGATCTTGACAGCCCCGTAGGCTGGTACTGAAAGGGAGTTCAGTGATTGCCAAACCGGATCATCCGTCCTGCCAGACCTGCTTGTTCTTTGACTGGATACCCGAGCGGTATGACGGCGAATACGGACGCTGCCTGCGTGGACCCCCGCAATTCATAGAGCCTGGAGCCCTGAATGGTGGATGGCCGGTGGTCAAAAAGGAGGAGTGGTGTGGCGAACATGCTGAACATTCAAACGACGAGTGCTGACACTCTGCCGCCGTTCCTTGCCCACGGCATGGCTGGGCTAACGAACCCGGACTCCCTGCACCGCAAGTGGATTACTGGCATCGCTGAAGGACGCCGACCGGACGATGTTCCAGATGATCTCGTTTTTGCCGTGTGCATGCTGGATGACGAGTTCGACCTGACGCCCGTGGCGTGGGTAAGCCTGCACTTGTGGGACGGCATCCCGTGCCTGGAAGGGTTCGTAGCCCCGGAGCATCGCAGGAAGCGTCTGGCGTCCGCCTGCACGGCAGTGCTGTTGCAGTCAGTTCCGTTGCAGTCCACCGAGGTAGGCGTGTTCTCGGACGAGTTTGAGAAGATCGCAGCCTGGGCTGGAGTCGAGCAGGTCGTTCGTTACAAGCGAGTGGATGACGGGTGGGTCAAGCGGCATGTCTGAAGACACGGACGAACAGTTCACCCGCCGCGACTACATGATGCTGCACCCGTTCTGCGCGGTGTGCCACTGGCCGGCAGACCGTCGCGGACGATGGATGGAACTGCACCACATCGTCGGTGGCGCGGGACGCAAGGACATCCCAGAAAACTGGATTAGCCTGTGCAACCGTTGTCACCACGCCGTCCACAACAAGTTGATGGACTACGGCGAGATCCCCCGGGGGGCGATCCTCACAGCCAAGGAAGAGGTAGACGGGTCGGTCAACGTGGAGAAGTTGGCCAGCCTTCGTCGCCGCAAGGCCCTGCCCTATGAGCAAGAGCCAATCCCAGACAAGTTCCTGCGGGACAGGCGACAACATGGAGGCAAGCCGTGGCCGTGAACAGCCGTCGCAAGGGGAAGGTCGGGGAATTAGAGGCAGCCCAGGTTTTACGGGAACTTTTTGGGTGGGAGTGCGGGCGTAGCGTACAGCACTCGGGAACGCAAGACTCTGCGGACCTGCGTGTTTCAGACACTCCCGGACTCTGGTTTGAGGTCAAGCGTGTTGAGGCGTTGTCAGTACCAAAAACCATGAAGAAGGCGGTGGAGCAGGCTGGGCGTAAGACCCCCGTCTTGCTGCACCGCACCAACCGAAGTCCGGTTGGATGGCTACTGACTATCCGACTCATTGACCTACCGAGACTCGCCCATGCCTTCGACGTTGCGCAAGGTGTCCCGCTGGCTTCGCCGCAAGTTCCCAACAACGACCCCGGTCAGGATACGGGTGGTGCCAAACCTGCCGGGGATGTACGGGCTCTGCCATGTAACCAACGAGAGAGCCATCATCCGATTGAGCAAGACATCGGAACACATGATGGCCGAGACTCTGCTGGAGGAATGGGCCCACGTTCTGCGGCACGAATGTCCGGTTCCCTACGAAGGGGAAGACGCCCATGACCCCGTGTTCTGGTCGATCCTCGCCAGGATTACAAAGGAGTATCGCGGCGAATGAGCGGAGGTATTTGCCAGGACAACTGCTGCTGCCGCTGTTTGAACCTGAAGAAACAAATTGTCGCCGCGTGCCTGTCGGATTCAACAGACAGTGCAACCGCTGCCACGCCTACAACCCAACTGCCCCCTGCCCCCACTGCCGCTGCCCGGAGTTTACCCTGTGCCATTCGACCCCCAGCCGTCCCTGTGGAAGTTCCGCCGACACGAAGGAGATGACAAGGCTCCCGAAGTCAAGAAGGAAGAGCAAGTCAACCATCCCGCCCACTACACCAGCCATCCCTCTGGCATCGAGGCAATCACCGTAACCTCTGGGTTTGGGTTCGTGCTTGGCAACGTCATCAAGTACGTCTGGCGGGCAGGGCTGAAGTCCACAGATCCGCTGCCGGACCTGAAGAAGGCCCGGTGGTATCTGGACTACCACATCAAGTCACTGGAGGACGCCAAGGATGGAGTTGATCGTGGACCCGGCAGCCGAGCGGATCATTGACGAGGAGTTGGAGTTTCTCAACCGGGAGGAACTGGAGGGTATCTGGCGCTCGCTCTGCGCCATGATGCTGCTCCGCACGGCAAACCTTCTGCATGTCGGGCACCACGACCGCAAGCAAAACGCCTGCCAGAAGCAGACGGCCATGCGTTGGCTCAATGACGGGACCGGAATCATCACGTTTTCTGCGGCCTGCGAGGGGCTGGATATGGACCGGGACGCCGTAAAACGGGGGCTTCTGCAACATGCCGAATCGAGGGCCAAGCGCCCCATAAACAAGGGGACTCCCGGCCTCATATTTGGGAAGTACCCATGCCATCAGTTGCAGACAAAATCAAAATCCTGCTCCAGTGGTCACCAGCCCTCAATTACCTGATCGCCATCTCGTCGGCACCCCCGGGTAGGGATCGCGTCTACCGGGCCATCGACCTGCTGGACTTCCTCGCTACCAAGACTCCGACCGGGCTGGACAACGAGTTGCTCGCCCACTGCCGGTCAGTGTTGCTGACGCCAGCGGGGGGTGAGTTGCTAGACTATCTGGCAACCATCCTGAACAACGTGTTCAACGAAGTTCCGCCGGTGCGACTGCACGACCCGAAGGTGTGACGGACATGAGTCTCCAGCCCGCTGACTATCTGGTGGCCGTGGCGTTGGTCGCTGTCGTGGCGTACCCGCTGATCGCCAACTGGGCCGTGCTAGGCTGGAACACTTTCATGTCCTCCAGTCCTGCGGCGGCGGTAGCCTCGGAGGAAGAGTCCGCCGCCAACTGGCGGAACAAGTGGGTGCAGACCCTCATGCAGTTGCAGGCTGACTTGGAGTCCAAGGGCAAGCAGCAGTCATCCCTGAAACTGTGCAAGCAGTTGATATGGGAGATCCTGGGAGGGGGGCCGGTGGCATGATTCGCCTTCTCCTGTGCGCTATTCTCGCCCTTGGATACCTGTTGTTCCGGCAGCCGGCGGAACAAGGCACCAAGCCGACCAACGCCCTGTCGGCCGTGGCAGCCCGCATGACAGCGGCCGAGCGGTCCGGCCTGTCGGATGCCTACGCCGTCCTCGGCCGTGCGGTCGAGGCGGACCCAGAGACAGAGCCAGTATTCGTGGACACCGCCGCCGTCAGGAGAGCCCATCGAGCGGCCTTGCTGGTGGTGTGGGCTGGCGTATTCGACAACAAGCCGGGCAAGTACCCGGGCCTGCGGGAGGCGCTGGAGGGAGAGGTCGAACGGAGTTTGGGCACGGCGGATGTTCCGCTGAACCCAGCCCTGCAACGTGAAGTTGCACAGACCTTCCTCTCCATGAGCGCCTCCCTCAAATGAAGCCAGAGATCCTTCTGGATTATGAATCGGGGCGGCTCAAGGGATACATCCCTGACCCCCGTGCGGACGCTGAACTGTCAGCGTTCCTGAATGACCACGGTGGCTACGCCGATGCCGGCGATGCCATTGATGACTACCACCTGCGTGACAGCGGGGCCGGCAAACTCTCGCTGCCGTACCTTGCGGCATTGCAGCAGTACCCGGACTGTCTGCCGGGCGGCTACCAGAAGCGTGGGTCGTGCGTGGCGTGGAGTTCTCGCAACGCGGCCCTCGTTTCCTACTGCTCTTACATTGCCTACGGTAAGAACGAAGAGCGGTTCACGTTCCCGGTGGTGAGCCCCGTCGCCATGCGTAATGGCGTTGCCAGTACGGACGGGGTGTATTGGTTTCGCGGGCACGGCGGGGACGGCTGGCAATGTTCTGCGGCAGCCCAGGTTCTTATCAATCAGTGCGGCCTGCTGCTGCGGCAGAAGTACACGGAACTGGGGCTCGACCTCACCGAGTATGATCCCAAGGTAGAGGGCAAGTGGGGCGCCACTGCTCCACCAGAGAGCGTGCGGAAAGCCTGTGCCCAGCATCTCTGCTCTAACGCCACCGTCTGCAAGACCTACGAGCAGGCCAGGGACATGCTGGCCAACGGCTACGCCCTGTCCACCTGCGGCATGGAAGCGTTCGTGTCGCAGCGTGATGCGTTTGGCGTGTGCAAGAGAAACCATGGCGACTCTTGGGCCCACGCGATGGCGGCTATCGCTGTTGATGACAGGTCTGAAACAGTGCAGCGCTTCGGCTGCGGCTTGCTCCTGATCCAAAACAGTTGGCCGAGCAGTTACCTGTCCGGCCCGGACGTTATATACGGCACCAAGTACCGCATTCCCCAAGGTTCTTTCTGGGCGAAGTGGACCGACCTGAAGGACAGGTACATGGTCGCTATTGGCCCGAGCAAGGGCTGGCCAGCCAACAACCTTCCCGACTGGGGGCTAGGCGACATCATATGAAGACCCTCTCGACGTTCCTTCAACTAGCGGTGCTGGCATGGCAGATAGAGATGGCGGTTCACGCGGGCATTGCGGCATCCCACAGACCCAAGGGTCCGCCTCCTTCGCCATCCAAGCAGGTGGTGGAAGCGCCGTGTACCACGGGAACGTGCCAGATCAAGCCGCCGCAGCCGCAGGAAACGCCGCCGGCCCGCCCCCGGTGAGCCCCCACTGGGAGTTCGTCTACCGAGCCGCCGAGAGGTTCGGCATCCCGGTTGTGATCCTGGGGTTCGTGCTTTGGTGGGCACGCAATGACCTGATACAGCCACTACTGGACGCACACTTCCAGTTTCTCGACAAAATCTCCGACGCCCATGAGAAGCAGTCAGACAGGCTGTCGGACATCGGGGAGAAACTAGACACCCTAATTCGCGTCCAAGAAGGGCGATGAAGAAACGCCGGCTGACCGCCGCGCAGCAGCGGATCGCAGAAGATAGCCTGCGGTTCTGCAACCCGGCCATCGCCTCGTTCATGCGGAGAAACCCCGACCTTCGGGCGAGTGCCCGCCGGGTGGATTTAGAGAGCGTGGCTATGCACGCGGTCGTGATGGCGGCGACCACCTACGATCCAAGGAAAAGCCTGCCGACCACCTACTTCGGGTCTGCCATCAGGCATGCCCTGTACCGGGAGGTTCTAACGCAGGCCAAGCAGGACGGCAGGTACGTCACGGTCGAGAAGATACTGGACCCGGAACCGCCGAGGCATCGCACGCGACAAGAGATGCGTGCCCTCAAGGCAATCAGAATGCTGTCCGCCTATGACCGGACGCTACTGGAGGATCGGCTGATAGAAGCCGTCACGTTGGAGCAGTTGGGCGAAGAGCAGGGGCTCGATCCCCGCACCATCGCCAAGCGAGTCAGAGAAGCCATCGAGCGGCTGCGGAAGGCAGAATCAAACCTGCCCTGACGCCTGACGCTGTTCGCGGATGATCTTCCGCACAGCCTTGTAACCCTCGATCTTGGGATAGCCCAGCGACCGGGCGTTCAGCACCCACTTCACGGCATCCCGGTGGGTGAACTGCCGCTTGTTGTGGAACTCCTGCTGACGCATCCCCCACAGAGCGATGTTGTCGAGCGACATGCCGCCTGCGTACAGGCTGGCGATATGCTCGGCCAGCACCCGCTCGCGCTGGTCTAACTGGTAGGTTCGACGGGGCTTCTCACCTACGCTACGCCAGCCAATCGGGATGGACTTGCTGGTGGGCAAGCCCTTGGCCCGCCGGTATGCCAGCGTTTCCTGCGCCGCCTCCCGGCTGACCTCCCGCCATAGTTCGTCCGCCGCCATCCAGACCTGCCGGACAAACCTGCCGTGGGCCTTGGTTGTGTCCACTTGCAGGTCGAGTGGATGCACGATGACGTTGCGGAGTTTCAGTTGGTGCAGGGTGTTCTCCCCATCCCGCACCGACCGGAACGTCCGGCTCATCTTGGCCACCACCAGATGGTCGCCCGGCTGCAAACTGGCCAGCACTACACGGCCATGCGTTCGCTCCCCGAACAGCACGGCAGACGATTCGGCATCGTCATAGAACCACCCAGGCTTGGCCAGATCCACGCCCGCCGGCTTCAGGTGGCGAGTGTAGAAATCCATGCACCGATCCTTCTGGATGTCCTCGGTCAACTCCTGCTTGTCCGTGGAGTGCCGCCCATACAAAAAAGCACGGCTCATTAGAACTCCCTCCCAAACGTCGGCAATTCAAACGTGGCCTCCAGCCGGGCCAGTGTTCCTTCCAGCGCACGCATGGCGTGCTGGTCCGAACCATCCCCTGCCCAATTCCACCACTTGATCGCCTGCGCCAGCAACTCGGCTGTTGCCTTGGCCTGATTGCCAGTAAGAAACACCAGCCCGGCGTCTACGGCAGGATCGTAGAACCGAGTCGGCGGTATGGGCAGGTAGTTCACGGCGGGAATCTTCCGCCGGCCATCCCGCACGACCCTCTTCTTCGCCTTCTTCGCTGTCAGTTTAGCCATCAGTCTCCCCTCTTTCGCGTTGCTTTCTCCACCGATCCGCGAGTACCAGGGCGTCGGCCCTGACATCGGCATCTAACATGGCGAGCAGCCCCAACGCCATTCGCCTGCCAACATGCAACTGCACCATCCCTTCCGCCGCCCGCAGCAGGTAGGTAATTAGCAGAGCGTTCATCTGCCTGTTCCTGCGACGGCGGGCGTATCGGCCCATAGTCTCCTTCAAGTCCAGTGGGTAGTCCCACAAGACGTAGAGAGGCTCGGCCTCGTACAGCCTGTACAAATCCTTGCACTGTCGGAGAGTCAGTGTCACTCTCCCGGAGACTTCCTTGTTAGCGACTGCAACCAGCAGTTGCAGAGTTTCTCTTTCGTCCCCGGTCATGCCATCGTCCCCTTTCAGGCTTGGAGGTACGCCTTCCAGTCGAATGCGAAGCCGTGACCAGAAGTTTCCCATATCACCCCCTTGAGAAGTAGGCTGTGAATGATTGCCGTGATGGAGTTGGTGGACTTGTACCCCAACTTCTTGACGAACTGTCGGTAGGTGGGCTGCACGCCGCTGGCGTCGATGACACCAGCGGCGTAGGACAACAGCGCCAACTCTCGATCTGTAAGGTCAGGGCACAGCCCCAACACCCGCCTGCGTGCTGGCTTCACGTTGCGGCCCCCTTCTTCACGACGCCGTTCTGAACGCGAGCCAGTGCGTTACGCACGCCGCTGACGCTCAACTTGAAACGCCGTGCCAGCGAGCGTGTCGGCAAGCCCTTCTTGCGGAGAGCCACCATCTCGGTCAGTTGCTCCTTGGTCAAGTTAGGGGCACGCCGCCGCCGCCGGATACGAACCGCCGGCTCGATCTTGTGGACACTGCTATCCACGAACCGCACGTTGAACCCCGACCGGATCAGGGTCAGGATGTCGGCGGCGTTGCGGTCATTCACGGTCACTTCCTTGGTCACGATAGCCCGAATCATTCAGTCTTCTCCTTGTCGAGAAACCCGGTTGGCACCTGCGCCAACCGCTTGCGATGAACAACGGTGCCACGACGGAACCGTATCTTGGGAATCTTCCTGCCCTCGCCCGTCCAATACAGGGCAGCAGGGCAGGCAGAGCGAACATGCGGGACCACCTCGATGGATCGCCCGACGTTGAATCCGTAGTTGCCGCGCCGGATGGCCTTGGCCACCAATGCCAAGTCTCCAGTGCGGTCGAACTTGTCCTCGTCTGCCTTGAGAACAATCGGCTCCACGATCTCTTTGTCCTCGGCCATGAGGCAGAGCGTGCAAACGATACGGGCAACATCACGAACGATGTGGTCCGGGTACTGCACGCCGATGTCGGCGGAATCGTGGGCAGGAATGTTATCGAACGACCACTCGATGCTCTTGCCCTCGTCGCAGACGATGTGTTTGTACATCATTCTGTGCAACCGTCCAGGGTGGCCCGATGCAAGATCAGGGTCGAGTGGCTCGTTGACATCTATCCAAAACGCGATGCCTCTTTTGCTAGGAAGGTCTGCCGCAATGCGAGGCTCGATCCAACGCATCGCACGCTTACCCTCAAGTAACTGTGCGTTGTTACACAGCACAGCCCTGACACTCCACTCTTGCCCCTTGTCGGTCCACGCCAAGGGGTTGTCCTGCTTCGGGAACCGGATCAGCAGTTGATCCAGCGGCAGCCGGAAGAACGAGGCGTCCGCATCCATGCGCAGTTTGGTAAGCGACGTAATGATGCTGGGCCAGAGGTTGTAATAGGGCCGTCCCGCGTCATGCCAGTCTGCCTCTAACTGGATAAGGGTTGGCGTAAACGGGTCCACCTGCACCAGTTGCTTGCCGTAACTGGCTCGACAAATGGACTCCAGTTGCGTGATGTACCCCCTCGCAAACTCTTGTGCCGACAGGTTCTGCAATACCCTGTCCTGGCGGGCGGAACTTTTGGCGAGTTGGTAATGGGTAAAGTAGTCGTTGAACTGCACGGCTAGTCTCCTTGGTTAGTCCTGCCAACGCTTGACGCACAGCCCCGGGATTTCCAGCGTCGGGATGTGGTTGAACGCAGGCTCGTTGAACTTGGCATAACGCATCGAAACCTCACGGGACTCCACTGTTGGTGTAGACCAGTGCAGTGCCGCCACCGTGTCGTACTGATGCAGCCAGTCCGACACGTTGTCCCTTGCCGCCATGGCCTTCAGCGCCTCGTCCTCCCGCGTCTCGGCGTACTTCCGTGCCTCGCGGGTGACATAACGCAGGCAGTCGGTGCGGCTCTGGATCCACCGCACTGCAAGCGGAAGTTCCTCGGCCAACTGCTCCATGCCATACGCCAGATAGCGGGGGATCATGGTCTTCGTAGTGTCGGACCGTGGGCGATTGACGAACGTCATCGGGGCAACCGTACAGTGCGGCATGAACGACATCTCGCCGCCAAGAAACGGCTGCATGACCATCGAGGCAGCCGCACAGAAGTCCTGCATCCGCCCTACGTTAGACCGCACCATGCTGCCAGCCTGGAGCGCCTCTTCGTAGTAATCCTGGCTGATCCGTGCTACCGATCCGTAGGCAACCTCGGTGTCGTTGTCCCGGTGAGTGGCACGCACGCTGGGGTTGCAACGCACCGACTCAACCCACTCGTTAGGTGCCATCAACTCGGCCTTCGCCCCAGCCGCAGAAGCCTTGGCGAGGAAGTTGCCGAAATAGTGCAGCACCCGGTAAGGCAGCAGCCGGCGATCTCGTCCAGCCTTCATGTGGCGAGCGGTGACAAGCACACCCCTGGCCCCTGCTTGGCTGTACGTTATGCCCAGCGAGGGCACGCCATGCTTCTGGTTAGTCGCTGCCGACACGGCATGGGCAAACGTGCGGACGATGGGGCTGTAACTGCGAGCGAGAAACCACAGTTGCATATGCCCGACCATCGCAGCCCGCACCAGTGGCGGGCACTGGTGCAGAGCCTGCTCTTTCTCTTCGCTCCGCTGATTCACGCCGTAAGCGTCAAGGAGTTCGCTCACCGTTACCCACTTGCCGTGCGTCTTGCCTCGCACGGTTTCAGTTACACAGCCCTGCGGCTGAACCTCTGCAACGCCAATCATGGAACCACCCCCTTCTTCGTGTAGTAGGAAACCTTCTTGCGGTATTGCTTGACCTTCGTGGCCGCAAGTTTCTGCTTGCGCTGCCACTCGATGACCTTCCTCTTGGCAGCCAGAGCCCTGCTTTCCACCAGCGTCAGCGGCTTACTGGCTGGCGTTGGCTGCCGCCGTGCCGGCGGTATGGAGAACAGCGGCTCGTAGTTGGACTGCCGGCGTGCCACGCGGATCTGCTCTTCCCGGAGACGGGAAACCAGCAGATCGGTAGCCAGACGAACCAGTTCCCCGAACAGGGTGTAGGTTTTGTCCGGCAGGACACGCCGCGTTGCGGACTGCTTCGCTTCCGCACAAGCATCAGCCACGATAGACCTGATGCTCTTGCGAACGTGCAGCAGGTAGTTCCGCATGATGATGTGTTCACGCTTCACTTGTTGCCCCCTGCGGAGAGAAAGAAGCCCACCGTCACGATGGCGATGAGCAGTGCGATGAAGTCATCCGACATAGCCGGGCGCCTCCTTCGTCAGGTCAACGACACGGCACCACGCCGGCGGCTTGCAATCCATGGCGACGGCAGCGACAACGAGCCGGGCACGGGTGGGCTTGCTCGGCCATCCCGTACCGCAGTCCGTGACAAGCACGATGCAGTCCGGCTTGTACTTCTGGTCTGCGTACTCCACGGCTTCCTCCATGGACGTTCCGCCACCGCCGATCCACTGGAAGTTGCGGATGGATTCGCACCGTGCGTCATCCCGCAGCCTGCCGTCCCATGAGATAACCCGTGGATTGCGAAGCCGCTTCACGCCATGGGCGATAGCCGTCACGGCACGGGAGACTCGCTCGCCCTTGGCGCCCGCACCCATTGAGCCAGAAGTGTCCAGCACAATGACGCACTCCGGGGTCATCTTGATAACGCCACGCATGGGGAAGTCCGGGTGCTGCTGCATCCGGGACAGCCTGCGGTAGGTGAACTCATCCACCCCGATGGGGCTCGACGTTTCCTTGCCAACGATGGCCTTGAGTTGGTCGAACGGATCGGGCTGCCGACGCAGCCTGACGTTGAGCGATTGCCGCAACTGGCCGGCACCGCTGCCCCTGCCGATGGACCCATCGGATTCCATCTGCTGCCGTACTTCCTCCAGCCGGGACAGGTTTGCCGCAGCCGAGGTCAGGTCAGACTCCAGTTCGTAGTCCTGCTTGACCCCATCCGCAGCAGAGCCGGACTGGGTATGCGGCTGCTTGCCCTTGCCCTTGCTCGGCGGACCGTTGCCGCCAGACTTGCCGGGCTCATCGTCGCCCTGCTCGTCGGACGGCTGGCCTTGCCCACCCGGACCCTCGCCATCGTCATCCCCTGGCTTGCCGGGGGGCGGCGGCGGTGGCGGGACAGGGCTGCCGTTGTTCCACAGGATCCCGTAGTACCGCTCGGTGGACAGGCCCGGCACCATGCCCTTGACATGCCGGTAGTTGGCCAGTTCCACGGATGGCCGGGGCCGGTGCTGGTCATGGTCATCCAGAATCTGCTGGATGCACAGGTCAGCAGCCACGTTCCAGCACTCCAACTGCTCGGGAGTGGCGTTGGGCAGGTACGCTTGCCGCCGGTCGGCGTGGCCCAGCAGGTTGTGGCACATCTCATGCAGCAGAACGTAGGCGTTCTGCTCGTCGGTCCACTTCTGGCACCACTCCGGGTTGACGTAGAGTCGCCCCGAAGAATCAACGCCCATGGTGGGAACGCGATCATCGAAGACAGTGGGCACGCCGGCGAGGTAGCCGCCGAGGTACTTCATCCACTGCATGGCAACGTCCTTTGCCTTGGACACCGCCACGACATGGGGCGGCAACTTGACACGGGTCATGGGAAAACTCCTGGGAAAGAGGGGGTTGGGTTGGTACTCCAAAACCATGGGAGCGCAGCCGCATTGCTGCGGGCTACGCCCCCATGGCCGGGAGTGGACGGTCAGACCTTCATGATCTGTGCCAGCAAGGCACCGAAGCGGTCCTTGTACTGGCGAGGCGGCTTGTAACCGGGCTTGAGCAGGGCGATGGCAGAGATGGGCTGCTTCACCGCATCCACCAACCCCTTCTCGCCCAACGTCAGCAGCACGACGAACGCACGGTCAACCATGTCATCCGTCAGCGTGCCCTCGTCCATGGCCTGCTGGGCATGGAAGATCAGGGCAGACGGCAGTTGGAAGAGCCGGTCCAACTTGTCGTTGAAGTTCACCGTGGACTTGCCCTCCATCACTTCCCGTGCGGAGTACAAGTCCATGGCCTGGGCGAACGGCACGAACAGTGCCGCTGCCGTCTGGCCAACGCAGCCAGTGACGAACTCCACGAACTCGTTGGCGGTAGCACCAACGGATTCCATGGCGGCACAGCCACGCTTGACGTAACTCCATGTCCGCAGACTGGGGAACGACAGGGCGTCGGGCTCGATCTCCTTGGTTTCCACGAAGTCCGGCTTGCTCTCCAAGAACAGCCGGATCTTGCGGCCCCACGCCTTCTCACCGATCTCCGAGTTCTTCACCACCGGCACGGTTGGCGTGGGGTACACGCCAGTCTCGATGCCAACGTAGAAGTCATGCACCGGAGTCTTCCACCGCCAGTGGAAGAAGCGGTTGGCAACCGATCCCTCCAGACTGGCAGCGTTCGGCGCGATGTCCGGCGGGTTAGCCGCACTCGTCACGATCAGGTCATCGGCCAACTTCAGCGTGCCGATGCGGCGTTCGCTGGGGTTGATGACCGACAGCAGGAAGGCACGCATCATGGCCGAGCCGGTGTTGAACTCGTCCAGATGCAGCCAGTACCTGGGCTGGGTCATGCCGTGAACCCAGTCCAACGGCAGCATCCGCACGATCTGCTCTTCCCGGAAGATGGCGGGCATGCCGCCGATCTCTTCGGGCAGATGATGCGTTGGCAGGAACGCATGAAACGTGCGACCGCAGCCTCGGGCACAAGCCTCGATGGATGCAGTCTTTGCTACGCCAGTCCCGCCCCACGCAATGGACGGGATGCCCACTTGAGCCGCAACGTAATACGGCAGATTCAGAATACCCATGACACACTCCCCTAGAGAAAAGAAACAGGAAACGAAACCAGAGAACGCAGGCAGGGCGGCAACGCGCCGCCCCGCCGTCCGACCGGCACTTGCCGACCCGCCGGGCCGGCGGCCCACCTACTAGGACTGCTTACGCAGTTCCAGTTCGGCCAGAAGTTCGTGGGCCTTGGCCATACCCTCACGGGCAGCGTCGAGGTTCGCCCCGAACTGCTGCTCGTAGTACGCCGCCAAGTTGGCGAAGTCCGCCAACTGCTTCTTGCGAGTAGCCATGCCGTTACCCCTCGGCAACTTGTTGTTGTCGAGGATGTCCTGCATGGCGTCGGTCATGTCCCCGATTTCCTTGAGCAACTTGTCGTTGGTTGCGTCGAGGACTTGCTTGACCAACTCGGTGTTGTTCTCCAAGTCCTGAATCAGCAGGGTGCAGCGGCACCCGGCAGCGTTCAGGGCATGGAACACCGTGTCCACCTTTGCGATGGAAACGTCGGGGATAAAGTACACGCCGCCGGTGTCCTTCATGGGCACACCCTTGCTGCGATTGACCAGACCCACCAGGGCATCCGTGACATCCCGGCTGGGCATGTACTGGAGATGCTTTTCGTACAGCGTCTGGAGGACGGTCTGCACGTTGGGCTTGGCGAAGAACGATTGCAGCGAGGGGTTGGTGCCCGTCGCTACGATCCGCACCGTGCCCACTGCATCGTTGTCGCCGTTCTTGTCAACGACGAGGCTGAACAGCGACTCACGCTGGTTCTGCTTGTCGCCCTTGAACGTCTGGTAAAACTCCACGCCAACGCCGCTGCGAGACAGCGAGTCGGACTTGATGGGGCACTTGCGTTGCCGCAGATTCGCGGCGTCCACGATGTTCTTGCCGGTTTCGACCAGCGCATCGTAGTGGTCAACGGGCGGCACCTGGGATTCCCCCACCTTCGCCAACGCAGCGATCACGGTGGTACGGAGAACCCGGTATGCCGTCCAGAACGCCACGCTGCCGGTGGTAGCCAGCATCTTGGCGGTCATGGGCATGTCTACTGTGGCCATGTCTATCACTCCCTGCCTTTCTTTTGAGGGTACGAACGAGTCAAGAGCGGGATGGAAAGAGAACGGCCGTAAGTACCCTCCCGATAGGTACTTACGGCCGGCACGATGAACAGGTATGCAGCGGCTGTTACCGCCGAGCGATCTTCAGGATCGTCTCGATGGCGTCCCGCAGCGTCAGCAGTTCGTTGATGTCCACGCCGCTGGCGAGGTCATCAGCGGTGACCTGCTCGCAGTCAGGTGGCACGAAGCACACCTTGCAGCCAGTCAGGTCAGAGAACGTCGCCCCGTCATCCAGCACAACGACGGGGATCACAGTGCCAGACGGCACGGCAACGGGCTGCTGGGCAACCGCTGCGGTAACAGGTCGGGCAGCACGGGCCACGGCCTGCTCGGCCTTGGCCTTCGCCTTGGGCTCGGGCTTCTCGGCCACCGCAGCATCGTCACCCGCCATAGCCATCAGGCGGGACATCATGTCATCAGCACTCATCGCAAATAACCTCCCGGAACAAGGAAAGAACCATGGGGCACAGTGCCACGCTGGCACCGTCGCCCCGTCACCCGGCACTTGCCGACCCGTCTCGGCCGACGCCCTACCCAATAGGGCGTATCGGCAGAGGACGCGAGTGGCTTACCGGGCACGCTTGAAGCAACGCAACGCACGCTGCTCGGCACCACGGGGCACAATCACGGCATAGCCAGCCGTCTTGTGCCCGTACTCCATCAACACCATCCGTGGCGTTTCCTGGGAGCAATCCACGCAGACCATCGGCCTGCCGTTGTCCCGCAGAAACCTCACCCGCATAGCGGGGACTTGGCTGGAACAGTAGAGGCACCTCATGGGTCACCACTCCCGAGAGAGTTCAGTGATCCCAAGCGAATCCATGTCTACCCAGTGCAGACCTGCGATACGCTGG